ATGTTTTCATTCCTCTCCATCATCCTGCTGATCGTTGGCACCGGCGTTCTCATGCAGGCCCCGGGGCTTGGCGTGCTCATCCTCGGGGGTGGGTTCTACGTCATGTACCTTGCGGAATCCCGGCCCGCGCGCGAGGAGCGGTTCTGGAGCCTGTTCTGGCTGCTCGGCGTCCTTGCGATCCCCATCGCCTGGGTCGCCGGGGCGCTCGGGCTCTAGCCGCCCTCCCTCGCCTCAAGGAAGGCGTCCGCCTTCTCCATCACCGCTTCCATGCGCTCGTTGCGGATCTTGAGCAGCCGGTCGATCTCCCGGCGTTTCTCGGCCGGCGTCATGTCCTTTGACCGATACACGGCATCCATGCGTTTGCGGATCTTCGAGTTCAGGTCCGCGCCCTTCAGCAGCAACTGCCGGACACGCAACTTCGGGCGCTCCGCCTCGAGTAGTGCCTGCGCCTTCTCGCGCTGCCCGGTCTTGCGGTACTCACGTATGGTGCGGTAGATCTCGTTCGCCTCCTGGTGCAGTTCGTAGAGCGCGGAGAGGTATTTCGTGCTGCGCGCCGGCTCCGAGCGCAGGAAGGTTCCGACCACAGGGTAGTCGTCGAGGCGCAGCTCGGGGCGTGGCGGCATGTCCATGAGCGCACGGCTCGCCACGTCGGAGACGGCGAGCGCGTACATGCCGAGCGTTCCCGTGTAGCCACCCCAGAGGTGTTCCAACTCCTTCGGCGAGAGCCCAATGCTCGGCCCGGTGATCTGCCCGAGCGCGCGCATGGTGGCGCTGGTCTGCTCATCGTAGCGCGCCTGCGGCAGCAGCCCCTGGTCGGCCAGGCCTTCGATGGGCGCGTCGCGCCAGCGGTCCCAGTTGAACCCAACCTCGATGATCGGGTTGATCGCCTGCGGCGCCGGGTCGAAGGCGAACGTCTCGCGCAGGCTCCAGAGAAAGCGCTCGAGCGTTTTCTCGTTGTCGTCCCGACCGCCGAGGTTGCGCGCGATGCGCTCCGGCCAGGTGCCGAACAGCACGCCCACCTCGAAGGGCTTGGGGATGCGGATGTGGGCGTAGTCCGCGCCGACCACGCTCTCGGGCAGGAAGATGTGCCAGTAGGTGTCCTTGTCCCACTCCGGCAGCTCCTCGTAGCGCTCGTCCTCCCAGTTGCGGGCAAGCAGCGCGAGCGAGGCGAGCGCGATCAGGGAGCCGCGGGCGGCGATACGTTGCGGATTGGCGTAGCCGGCGCGCCCGAGCTTGTACAGGCCCTGGAGCCGGGCGTTGAAAAACGGCAGCACGTCGCCGAAGAACTGGATGATGGCCCAGTCCCCGCGCAGGGAGTAGTCCATCAGGTCCTTGGCCTCGAAAATCGCCTGGGCATCCGTCTTGCCCGCTTTCTTCCCCGCCTCGAACACCGCTTCGCGCGAGGCGTTTTCCACCGAATCCCCGATACGGGTGTACACCTCCCACCACTTCGCCGGGGTGTCGATGACGGTCGAGACGAAGGCGTCCCGGTCGGCGGCGTTGAACCCCTTCTGCCGCAGCGCCGCCCGAATGGCCCGGGCGGTCTCCCCTGGATCGTTGGCGTTGACGTAACCACCGAGGAACGAGCCACCCGCGTACATCATGTCGATGGCGCCGCCTTTCTCCTGCAGCGTCTTTGTGACGCCGCGGATGCTGTCCACGCCGAGCCGGAAGTTGTCCTCGTTGATGGTCCAGGCGTGCAGCATGTCGCGCACGAAGTTCCGCGCCATGAACGCGGGGTCGGCGGTGACGCCGCGGGTGAGAATCCGCTTGAAGGCGCGCATCACGCGCACGATCGGGTGGTTGAGCCCCGGGTCGCGCACCGCGGTCAGCGCCCGCAGCAGCAGCGGGTCGGTGACGCGGTAGTAATGGGCCTTGCCGTCTTCCATGATCCGCACGACGTCGGGGTCGGCAGGCACCTTCATGGCCCAGAGCTTCGCCATGCCCTGCAGGGCCTGCGGCGGCAACAGGTCGGGGTCGCCGCCCTGCTCGCGGATCCGGGCGCGCACCTGGTCGAGCGGGATGAGCTCCTGCTTGAACTGCGGCGGCACCGCCTCCAGCACGCCCTCGCCGTCGAGGTTGCGCCGCACCTGGCGGATGGCGTGATTCTTCATCGCCGCGTCCACCAGGTGGGTGAAGTTCATGAGCAGGTTCTCGAGCGGGTCGTTCAGCGCCGCGCTCCCGCCCTTCAGCGCGCGGATGCCGGAGCTCTGCCCGGTGAGCGCGCCACGCCCCTGCGGACCCTGCACCGAATCGGCCTCGGCCACCCGGTAGAACGGGATGTAGTCGGCCTGATCCCACGCCGCGCGCGTATCCGGATCGATCAACCCGGCCTCCTCCGCCAGGTCGAGGATGTGCTTTTTGAAGGCGTCGAGTTCCTTGCCGGTCTGCTCGAACCGCCCATAGAGCGCGCTCGCCTCGCCGGCCTTGACCAGGGCGTCGATGTGCTGCTGCTCGAACAGGTTCTCCCGGCCCTCCTGCATCAGGCGCTGCGCGCGCCGCGCAACCATCCAGCCGAGGAAGGTTTCGAGGTCACCCTTCACCGGGTCGAGCACGTCGAGCAACCCCTTGCTGCCATCCACCCTGCCGATGATGCCGTTCTTCCACTGCGGGGCGCCGTGGTGGAGGATGGCGCGCATGGTGCTGGCGATGCCGGTGGACAGGCGCGCGGCGACGTAGGCCGACTGCTCGGCCGGCAGGTTGCCGACGTGCGCGAGCTCCGCGCGCTTGATGCCGTGGAAGCGGTCAACGCTGCCCTGAGCGGTGGCGTCCAGCAGCTCCCGGGCGATGTTGCGCGCCCTGGCTGCGGTGAGCGCCTGAATGCGCTCCGCCCACTGCCCGACCGCCCCGCGCTTCTGCCCGAGCCCTGCCCGGCGCATCGCCTCGGCGAGCGTGGGGTCGGTGTCGCGGCGGCTGAAACGGATATCCGGGTTGTCGGGATCGAAGGTGCCCCGGTTGCCGATGGCGGATTTGATCTGGGTGTCATCGAATACAGCGAACACGTCCGTTGCTTCATCAAGTTCGGCATGCATGCTGTCGTTGACGTTCTTGAAAATGACGCCATCACGGCCTTCCTTTCGCGCCCGTTCAATGGCTTCATTGAATCCGACCGGGCGGTAGTCCCCACCTTGGTGGTCGATTACGAGCGGATTCTCGATTTTCAGGAAGGATGGAATAACGTTAGCACCGCCCATCACATCGCCGTCGATGAACAGCCGCTGCGCTTGGGTGCTTTCCTCATAGGCCCGGTCCAACTCCCGCTCTATACGCCCCTTCTCAGCCTGCTCAAGACCGCCACTCTCAAGCTGGCGCTCAAGGGCTTCGACCCGCATTCTCGGCTCTGGCGTGGCCATGACCGCATAGCCGGACGCCACTGTAGGGCTTGCCGCAAAGAAGTAGGCGGATTCCGCGCTTTTCGCCTTCGTGTTCGCGCCCAACATCTCTTTCTTGAACCTAGTAATGTCACTGGCCGTGCCGTGATACACCACCCGCGGATCGCCGTCCTCATCGACCACCTTGGAGTCGCCGAACCAGCGCCGGAAGGCCTCGGTGTCGGTGCGGCTGAAGTTGACCTCATCATGCCGCGTGCCCCGGTACAGTGCGTGCTCGGCCACCACTGAGGTGCCGGTGACGCGCTCCCCGCTCTCCACGAAATGGCGTGCCCGAACGATCAGGTCGCGAATCTCGGCGCGGGTGAGCCGCAGCCGCACGCCCATGCGGCGCATCCAGTCGCGGAACAGGTGCACGAACCGGTCCCAGAGCTTCGATTTCGGATTGGTCTGCGCCAGGTGCGCCAGGTACTCCTCGGTTGCCGTGCGCCGCTGTTGCCGGTTATCGAGGTCGAGCCCGTAGACCTTCGCGATCGGCTCAAGCCGGCGACGCCCGACGCTCAGGTAAACGTCATCGAGCAGCTGGATGAACTTCTCGCCGAGCAGCTTGCGCAGGCCGTAGTGACCCACCACCTCGTGCAGCAGCGTCTCCTGCGCCTCCGCTACGGAGCGCAGGTTGTCGGCGATGAGGAATACGCGCTCGCGCCAGTAGATGCCGCGCACCTCACCGCTCGCACCGGCCTTGGTGATCGAATCCTGCAGCACCGGCGGCAAGTCGGACTCGCCCTGAAGGACCTGCACCTCGGGCGCGTCGTACCACTCCGACATGAGGCCGTCGAGGGCATCCCGGAGCCCAGATGCAGGAAGCCCGGCGCGGGGCCGGGCTTCGTCTGCGGATTCTCTCGACTGCTCCACGCCGCGCAACGAGAAGTAATTATCTGACCTCGTACCGGGGAGCGCACCCCGTTCCGCAGAGCTATCGCCGTGACGGTCAAAGGCATCCAGAAACTGGAAACCCATTTGATTGCTGAACGTGGCGAGATTGATCAGCGCCTCCCGACCCTCGTCGCTGCGCCAGTCCGACACCTTGGCGATCATGGTGTTGGCGTTGGTGTCGCCGAGGGCCTGCATCAGCCGTGAGGCGCCGGTTCCGCGCTGACCGGTGCGCAGCTTTTTCATCTGCTCGGCGGACATCGGCAGCCACCCGACCACGCTGTTGCGGTTGTCGAGCAGGGCCACACCCTCGCCATCCATCGACATCATCACATCGCGCGCGGCCTCGGGGCCGTCGACGGTTCTCTCGCCAGGGCGGAACAGACGGAACTCGCGCCTCGTGACCGGAACGCTCGCGCGGTTGCGTGCCCGAGCGGTGATCGGCACCCTGCGCTCCTCCCAGGCGCCGACATCGTCCCGGGCGTATACCGTCGCCTCGCGCGACCCCGGGGCGACCACGAGCATGCCCGCGCTCTCCACGCCTGTGCCGCGCAGCAGCTGGTAGAAGCGCTCGGTGAGATTGCGGTCAGCTCCGCTCTGGTTGGGATTTCCGCTCGGATGGTTGTGCGCGAACCAGACCGTGCGGGCACCGGGCACCGCATGGATGGCTGGGAGCATGGCTTCAGGGTAGGCTGCGGCGGCGTTCGGGCCGCCGATCGTGTGTTCGATAACCGAGAGCACGCGGCCCTCGCCGTCGGTCACCAGCGCGTACAGGTGCTCCTGAGCACGTTTTCGGAGCTGAGCGATGACGTGGGCGGCATCGCCGGCGCTGCGCACCGTGTCTACGCCACTGGGTAGCCGGGCGACCTCGACGGCACGCACGCGGCGCTGGATGTTCTCGGCGACATCCGGTTGGCTCGGCGGGTGGTAGACAGTTACTTCGCCCGGTACGGCGGAGGCGGGCTGTACGTTCCGATCGTCGGACGGCCGGTCTGCACGGCTTCCGGTCTGCGAAAATAGATCACTTCCGCCTTGCCCCGCGCGGGCTCGCGCTCGCTGGCCTTTCGTGACATAACGCCCTCCGGGCGACTCGACGGATTCGGTATTATCGCGCGCTTCGTTGCTGCGCGTCACCCGCCGCTTCGTGTTTCCCTGCTTCAGCCACAGCTTGAACTCGGGTAGCGTGAACTCGCGGAGGCCGCCAAGCCCCTGCCAGCCGTCCTCGTAGTTGCGCCGGTAGATGCGCTCGGCCTCCTCGCGGCTGTCGGCGCCGAGCACCACCTTGTGCTCATCGAAGCGGCCGGTTTCCGGGTCCACCTGATCGACGACGAACACCGGGGTGTCGGGGCGCTGCGGGTTCGGACCGAGGAACACGTCGATCGCATCGCCGTCGCGCCCCTCGGTGCCGCGGATATACCCGTAGTGGTCCTTCAGCTCCGATTCCCAGCGCCTGCCGTCGCCATCCACGCCGGAGCGCATCGAACCCCGCGGGTTCTCGATGCTGATATCGAGGCCCTGGATACGCAGATGCCCGACCCGGTAGTTCCCCGCCTCCTTCTGGGCGTCGGTGGGCTCGGGCAGGTCGTTGGCCGGCGAGGTGGCGGCCTCGTTGGCGGCATCGTCGATATCGGTCTGCCGGTCCTGTCCGCTGAAAAGCCCATCGACGGCTCCGGCGTCCGGCGCCTCGCGCTCGGCGCGCTCACGCGCACGCTCTCGATCAAAGATCGTCTGCTCGGCGTCGGTGCGACCGCCGAAGGCGTCGGCCTGCTGCTCAGTGGGTCGGGGGGCGACCGGGGCCGGAGCGGCCTCGGCCTCAAGACTCAGCGCTTCGCGCTCGCCTTCCGCTTCGGCGGCCGGCCTTCCCGGCGCTCGCGGCGCAGACGCTCCAGCGTCCGCAGTTGCCGCTCGGCGCTCGGGCTCATCTTCTCGTTCGGCTCTCGCATTGGCGTCCTCCCGCACGGCGGCGAGCAGTTCGGTGATCAGTTCGGCATCGCTCGCGCCACGGCGCGCGCCCTCCTCGATGATACGCTCGGCACGCTCCGGCGACACGTCCTGGGCGAGGCGGGCGACATCGGTGAGGATGCGGTGGGTGTCGTCCGCATCCGGCTCGTAGGCGTCGGGGGCGTACTGCTCGCCCGGGGTGCCCTCCTCGGCATAATCGCGCCACGCGGACATGAGCTCGTCCATGTCGAGCTCATCGGCCGGTGCCTCCAGGGCGTTGCGCGCGCGCTCGGCCTCGAAGATATCCCGGTCGAGCGCCGCCTCTTCGCGCTCGATGGAGTACACGGGCTCGCCTTGCTCGGCGCGCGACAGCTTCTCGGCGAGCTCCGACTGGTTGAACTCGGAGAGATACCCGAGCTCGAACAGCCGCTCGGCGAGCGCATCGAGCGATTCCCCTTTGCCCGGGCGCTCCAGCGCCGGCAGCCCCGGGGCGCGGGCACCGCGGCCAAGCCGTCCCGCCCAGTCGTTCTCGAGCGCCGTATCGAGCCCGCCGAGTTTCTGGATCGCGGTCAGCAGATCGTCGCGACCGGGATCGACGCGGCGCGCCTCCCGTGCCCGCTCCGCCGCGGTCAGCTTTGGCCGGTCCTGGCCGCGCACCTTCTGCAGCCGCTCAAGCTCCGCGCGCAGGGCCTCCCGGATCGCCCCGCCATCGGCTTCACTCAGGCCACGCTCGAGCTCTGCGATGCGCTCATCGAGCGTGCGCTCGCTCTGCGCCGCCGCCACCTGCTCGACGGGCGCGGGTTCGGCCGCAGGCGGGGGCAGGGGCTCAACCCGGCGCAGCACCCACTCGCCGCGGCCGATCTCGACCGGGCGGTAGTCCTCGCCGAGCCGGCGGCTCTGCGCGGCAACCCGGGCATCGTTCGCGCTTCGGAACGGCGTGTTGTCGGCGCGCAGCACATCCTCATCGAGTGCGCCCGCCGGGCGCTCGGCCATCGCCGGCACGCGCCCCTGGCGGGCTCGACGCACCTCATCCAGACCGAGTTCCCGGCGCTCGGCCTCGCGACGCCTGATCTCGTGCTCCCGCCCGAGCTCGCCCTCCGGCGTGCCGTAGAGCGTGCGCTCCGGCGCCGGCAACGCCCGGGGCGTGGACGGCTGCGCGGCCATCGGGGCGGCGGGCTCGGCACGGCCCAGGTGGCGCTCGGCGGCGCGGCGTGTCCCCGACGTCATGCCAAGGTCGGCCTCGCGCTGCCGGCGCTCCTCGAACTGGCGCTCGGTACCGACGTTGCCCTCGGGGTCGGCGCGCAGGGTCGGGTCCGGGCCGGTCAGCTCAACCGTCCGGTTCTCGGCCTGTGCGCGACGAAGCTGCTCGCCCAGCCGGTCGATCATCCCCTCATCGAGCACGCCCTTCGGCGGCGGCTCGGGGCGTGACGGCTCCAGCGCACCGAGCGCACCGCCAGCCGCGGCACCGGTGCCGAAACCGCCCATCGCCCCGGCCAGAACGCCGCCGGAGAGGTTGCGATTCTCGTCGTAGGTGCGGGCCGCAAGATTGCTGCTTCCCGCCTGCACCGCCTCGGTCGTCGCCTCGGCCGCGCCGCTTTTCATCGCGCGCACGAGCGCGCTGCCCTGTCCCGACTTCAAGATCCGATCGACGCCCGCCTTCTCGAGCAGCGCATTGACCGTGCCCGCCATCGTCACGGCCCGGGCGAACTCGTCGGGGTCGATGGCCTCGCCGGTCCGTTCCTCGAACTCCTGCGCGTCCTTCGAGGCCTCCAGCGCCTCCATCCAGCCGATGAACTTGAGCGAACCGCCGCTCAGCAGCGAACCCGCCAGCGACGGCGCCGCCTGGCCGATGAACCCGGCCCACGCCGCGGGGTCGGTGACCACCTCGCCGAGCGGGGCGAAATTGCCCTGCAGCGCGGCGTTGACCGCCGAATCCGCCTGTTCGCTCTTGGCGGCGAGCGCCTTCGCCGCTTCACCGCCGCCGTACTGGCGCCACCGCTCGATCGCCTCGCCCCGGCGGTTGCTCCAGTCGATGATCGGCTGCAGCGGGTTGCCGACACGCGGGTTCCAGGTTTCCGGCTCGCCGCCGAGTGCTTCGATGGCGGCATCCGTCGCCTGATTCGGCAGGTCCACAAGGAAGCGCTTCAGCGTCTCCGGCGTCGCATACACCGACTCGGCCAGCCCCGCGAGCCCTTGGCGCGCACCTTCGAGTGCGACATCGACCAGCCCCGGGTCCTCGTCCGGCACCTCCGTCTGGCCGGCGGCAAGCGCCTTCAGGGAGGCCGCGCCGAGCGCTCCGCCCTCCGGGGCGCGGCCAAGCAACGCCTTCAGGCTCTCGCCATCCGGGGCCTGCGGTTCGGGCGCCGGGCGCTCGGCGAGCAACGCTTTCAGTTCTGCTCCGCTCGGCATCTACTCGCCTCCGGTAAGCCGGCTGTGGATCGCGCTGCGCACGTTCGCGGGCAGGGCGTTCAGTTCTTCGGCACTTGCCCGCTCGACGTACTGGCGCACCGCATCGAACGCCGCGCCATTGACCGCCTCGGGGGTCTGGAAGGTGGCGGCCGGGGCGGCTGCGGCAGGCTGCCGCGTGTCGAGCGCCCCGAGCCCCTGACCGCGCGCCGGCGACTGCGCCGGCTCTCTCGCCTGCAACGGGTTCATCACCGGGCTCTCCCGCAGCCCCTTCATGGCGGACTCCACCCGCTGCCACAGCACCTCGTCGGATACGTTCGACAAGGTTTCCTCGGCTTTCTTCTTCTCGGCGAGGAACAGCTTCGCCGCGAGTTCCTGCGGGTTGCTTTTCGACTGCTGGGCAAGCCGCCAGGCGCGCTCCATGTTGCCCCCGGTGAGGTTGTCGGCGATCCACTCGACCGTCTGTACCATGGCCGGTCGGCTGTCGGACGTGCCGAGCTCGCCTTTGGTGCGCTCGAGGCCCGCGCGCAACTCGTACTCGCGCTCGAGCCTCTTGAGATCGAACGCCTGCTCGGCCTCGCTGGCCGTGCTCTCGCGTTGGGTCCGGAGCTGGCTTTCGAGTCGCGTGAGCCCGAGGTCCTGCTGGTGATCGATATCGAGCTTCTTGAGCTCGAACGCACGTTCGGCCTGCGTGGCCTGCTGCTCGCGCTGACGCTCCCGTTCGGCCTGCGCCTGCTCGATCGGCGTGGTGTCGCCGGCGAGAATCGAGAGCGCATCCAGCCGCTCCGCCATGGCCTCGCCCATCGCGAGGTTGCCGGCGAGCTGCGCCGGGGTGAACGCCATCACCTCATCGCCCGGGTCGTCATCGCGGTTGCGGGTCATCGGCGCGACGTAGCTTTCGCCGTCCTCGCGCTGCACCTCGATCCGCGGCACGAGCCGTCCGTCCTCAAGCGGGGTGAATCCGGCGAAGCGCTTTCGCGCGCCCTGCGGTCCGCCGCGCTCGACGATCGGCCGGCTCACCACCTGCCAGGCCTCTTTCAACTCCCGCTGCAGCACAGGGTCCTTCAGCACCTTGTTCTTCCAGAGATCGCGCGTCTCGGGGTTGGTGGACTGGTCGAGCGCGTAGCGCAGAAAGCGGGCGTTGCGCTTGAACTGCTCGCGATACTCCGCGTCATGCAGCTCCTCGAGCTCGTATTTCTTCAGCGTCATGTTGAGATCGGCGAGCTCGTCCTCGCGCGCCCAGACCTTCTCCTCGCGCTCGCGCTGCTTGTCCTGATGCGCCCAGTCGTCCATGGCGCGCCCGGCACGCATGCCCTTCAGCAGCCCGTCGGACAGGCCTTTCAGTCCGAACCCGCTAACGGCCATCAGTCACCTCCGATTCGAGCAGTTCGATGCGCCGGGTGAGCGCGCGGATCGCCTCGCCCCGTTGCTGGTTCGCCGCGATGAGCGCGGAGACCAGGTTGTACAGGTTCACCGTCTTGCCATCCGGCCCCCGGAACACCTCCGGGGTGTCCTCGGCGATCAGCCCGACGTACTCACCGGGCAGGTTCATGCCCTCGACGTAGCGGAAGCGCTGGAGCATCAGCCCCTCGAGCTCGCGCGCAAGCGCGTCGTGATCTACGGGGCCGTCGATGTCCTTGTAGTCGCGGCTCGAGAACGCCATGATCCCGAGGCCGACCAGGGTGCCGATCGAGGACATTTCCGCCGCATCCTCCTGGGCGTTGATCTGGTTGTTGACGGCGTTGCGCTTCGCCTCCCGCGCCGCGATGCCGCTGGCAAGCCCCTGCGCCTGGCGGGAGGTTTCCCGGCCAATACCGATCAGCCCCATGCGCGTCTGCTCGCGCAAATCCGCAAGCTCCGTCCGCGCGTTGTTCCGCGCCCCCACCTCCGCCAGCCCCTCGGAGAGGTCGGAGGCGCGATCGAGCGAGCGGCGCATCTGCGGGGTCACCTCGACGCCATAGCGCTCGAGCGTGCGCCCCTGCACCCCCTCGGCGACATCGAACGCGCGCGCCACGCCCTGGCTGGCCATGTCGATGCGATCGGCATAGAAGCGCGGGTCGTCGATCTTCGCGAGCATGTCCTCAAGCACCGGATCGAAGCGCTTCTGCGCGTAGTTGTACTGCTCGCGCGTGATGCGCGCGAAGCGCTCGTCGGCGCTCGGCCCCTCGTCGACATCACTCAGGAAGTCCCCGAGTTGCGGACTGCGGTCGGCGTCGTCCAGAGGGCCGTTACTGCCGGCGTTGGGGGGAGCCGTGTAGCCGGGCATTTCATTGGCATTGCGTGGCATCGTTGTCTCCCTTAGAAGCCGCTGCCGCGGTAGCCGCCGCTGCGGTGGTAGGCCATGACGCCGGGATCGGTGCTGTTGACCATCGAGCGTTCGGGCAACTGGGCGGTCGGCGCATCCCCGCCCGAGCGCCAGCGCTGCAGCCCGAAGCCGACGGCGGTGCCGACAGCCTCTCCGGTCGCCGCGCTCTCGCGTGCCGAGGAATAGGCATCGCTCACCTCGCGCGAGAGCTCGGCGTTCGCGAGCCGGGTGTAGCCCTGTACGCCCTGGTTTTCGATGTCCTTGCCGAGCTTCACCGCACCCATCATCCGGCTCAGGTAGCCGCCGGTGCTCTGCAGGTCGGTCTCCGCCATCGCGGCCCCGACGCCACCGCCACGGGTCACGGTGTCGCGCCCGACCGCCGCCATGAACTGGCCGCCGGAGGGATCGACCCCCGCACCGGCGCTCACGGTCGGGCGACGCTGCTGGAGCGTGGCCGCGGCGACGCCCCGGGCCTTCTCGCGGCGCGCCCCGGTATCGAACGCCCGCGCCTCGGCGATCATGCGCCGGTCGTGTTCGGGGAACCGCTCCTTGTACTTCGCCCACTCGGCATCGCGGATGCGCGCGAGCTCCTGGTCGTATTTCGACTCCTCGACCTCAGGGGTATCACCGCCACCGAAGCTCATTGCGCCAACTCCCTCAGATAGTCATGCAGTGTGCCGTCGTGATTGGCCCGCCAGACCGCGGGCGCCACCTGCTCCGCCCAGCCGTGCCCGCCGAGACACCAGGCCGCACGGATCACGATCTGTGCAACGTGCTCGCGCAGCACGAAGGCGAGCACCCGCTCGTCGTGGCTGCCGCGCTCGAAGGCGTTCGCGGTTTTCCAGTCGATGATGGCCGCCTCGATCAGCGGCTGCAGTTCGCCGGCGAAGCGCTGGAAAAAGCCGTTGCGCGGAATCGTGATCAGCGCCGCGGTGAACGCCCGGTGGATGCGTGCCTGCGAGGTCGAGTCGCCGTCGATCAGGTCGTCCCAGACCTGGAAGAGGGCGAACAGGTCATTGATGAGCGCCACGGCCTGCTCATCGCCCGCGAGCGCCCAGCGCAGAAACGCCTGATCGCGGCTGTCGTCGTCGCTCATGTGCTTGGCTCCTGCGGTGGCTGCACGGCGTCGGCCTGATCGCGGTAGACGCGGAACACCTCGTAGGCCGTGCGGATGTCGGGGGCGGCGGCGATCTCGGCCTTGCCGACCAAGCGGATGCGCCGGGTGTAGGCGAGCGCCTGCTGGTAGGCGTCGCGGGTGGCGAGGATGTTGTCGGCCGCCGCCTGCGCGCTCATGCCGGTTGCATCCGCCCAGGACTGCACGCACGCCGGCACCGTGCCGCTGTAGCCCGCCGCGGCGAACATCTCTGCCTGATCGGCGGTGAGCTGGTACTCATCGGCGATGAACGCCCCGGCTGCCGGAAAGCGCGAGCGCACGCGATCCACGAACAGGTCGAGCGCGCGCTGGTAGTGCGCGACCGCATCCTCAAGGGCCTGGAACGAGCTGACGTGTAGCGTGGTCATGGCCGCCGGCTCCGGTAGGCCGCCGCTGCCTCCCGGCAGTGCTTCGGGTCGATCCAGTGCAGCACCCGGCAGAGCAGGTAGCAGAGCCGACAGCGCCCGGCGCGAATGGCGCGGCCCATGCGCGAGGAGGTGGTTTCATCCCAGTCGCCGCCGAGCACGAGCGCATTGAACCCCGCCGACACCCAGCAGCCGGCATTGAGCAGATACCACCGAAGCACCATCAGGAAACGCCTCATGGGATCGTCACCTCCAGTTCGTGATCGAGGTACCGGGGCCGCGCGCGCAGGCGCACGGTGTAGGTGCCGGGGACATCGACGGTCAGCGTGAGGGTGCCGTCGGTAAACGTCGCCTGCTCCCCGTTGACCGTGGCGGTGCAGTTCGGCGGAAGCCCGTTGATCGTGGCCTGCCCCGGCGCTGTCGTAACGGCGGGGGTCATGGCGGTGCGGTTGCCGCGAACACCGGTGACCGGGTGAATCCAGTGCAGCGCCGGGTCGGCTTCTCCGATATAGGTGTTCGCCCCCTGGACCGTGACGGCGTTCTCCGGGATGCGCCCCCGACAGAGGATTCGCCCCGTTTCGTCGTATTTCGCGAACGGGACGCTCATCGCTTCGCCTCGAAATTCGCGACGGAACCCTCGGCGTAGACGTAATCGACGCCCTGTCCGTTACCCATGTAGTAGGCGCGCACGCGAACGGTGTTGGTGCCGGATGCGCTCACCACCTGGGCGGCGAACGATGGATATGCGTAGAACCATACGTCGCTGGTGGTATTGGCTGCTTCCAGCCCACGGGTGATATTCCGGCTGTAGTCGAACAGGGGGTCGTCGTACTCCATGAACGTCGTGGCAACCGGGTAGAGAAGCGCGCCGTTGAACTCGACGCGAAGCCCAATCTTCGTCTCGCGTGCGTCGCCGCTATAAGCCCCGATCTTGAAGTTGCCAAAGATCAGCACCGGGTTGCCGGCGTCGCTGCTCCAGGACACCTCGCCCAGCGTGACGAGCTGGGGAGAGGCGACATCGAACGACGGCTGCCAAGGCGAAATATCGAAGTCGGTCAGGATCGTCACCGCCTGGTTGGCGATGTGGATCGTATCGACGATGCTCGCGGAATTCGCCTTCAGGCTCGTCGCCTCGACGTCCCCGCGAACGGTCGCATTGCCGCGAATGAGCACGTCCACGAGCTCTGCGGTCGCATCCTTCGGCAGCCGCCACCCCGACACCCCGGATTGGAAATTGCTCGACTGGATGAGGTTGCCGATCATGGCGTTGGTGATCTCGGCGTCACCGATGATCGCCTCGGCCAGGGTGCCGGTCGCCGCGAACAGCTTCGCGGCGTTGAGGTTCTCGATGGCGGCGTCGCGGATGCTTGCCTGCAGCATCGCCGCACCATGCATGAACACCACCGGCACGCCACCGATCTCGCCGGTGATGAACGGCACCTTGCCGACCTCCACCGCCTGCCAGGTCACGGTGCCGTCGCTCACCGTGTCGCCGAAGGCGAGCGCCTGGGTCCAGTCCGGTTCGGTGGCACCCGAGGTGCCGGCGTCGGTCGCCTGGAAGCGCGCCTCGACATCGCCGATCCGATAGGCCGCACTCGGCGCGACCACTGCAAACGCCGTATAGGCCGTGTTCGCGGCCCATTCGCTCGCCGTCAGGGCGTCCCGCACAGTTTCGGCGGCGCGCACCGTGGTGGCCGATGTGCCAGCGGTTGCGTTGAACGCACCCGTCACGTCGGCGGCGGACACGAATCGGATCCAGTAGTAGCGGGTCGCGCCCTCCGGCACGTCCTCATCGACCCACACCCGGCCGGACGCCCGATCCACCAGCACGGCCTGGCCGATATCGTCCACGTCCGCGCGCCACACCTCGGTCAGGCTGTGGTTGTCGTAGGCCTCCCAGGGACTGTTCCAGACCAGGATGACCTGGCCGACGCCGGGCGAGGCGACCAGCCCGGTCGGCCCCGGCGGCGGCGTCAGGTCCAGTTCGTCCGCGCCGCCGCCGGCGGAGGCCCCGCCCGCCCGGCGCACCGCCTCGTTGATGTCGCGCTCCGACTGCCCGCGCAGCTCGCGCGCGGTGACGAAGCGATCCAGCGGGTTCTGCCGCGGCCGCCGCCCCTCGCGGAACTCGATGGCCTCGACGATCGCCTGCAGCGCCCGGCGCACGGCCGGGTCGGTGATCCGCTCAATGCCGGTCAGCGCACCGGGCCGACTCATGGCAACTCCCGCATGGTTGAGGCGAGGCTTACGCGGTGGACGGTTTCGGTGCCCTCCACCTCGAACGTCCAGTCATCGCCCTCGCGGGGCGGCAGGCGGAACGGCCGCCGGCTGGTCACCGTGCGCTCGCGCAGCAGCACGCCATCGACGTAGACGCGCAGCACCAGATCGGCGTAGCCCTCGGCCCACACCTGGGCGCACGAGAGGCAGGCGCCGCGCAGCTCGAACGGTCGCGAGCGCCAGCGCAGCCGCAGCCGCGCGAGCGCCGCCGCATCCCAGCGCTCGAAGCGGTTGCCGACCACCAGGTACAGCGCGTCGCTGAGCGCATCCCGGTAACCGGCCGTGGCGTAGGTGTCGATTCGCACCAGCCCGCGCCCGCCCTCGGCGGCGGGGTCGAAGATGAAACCGGCCTGGGTCGTGCCGTCGTCGTAGAACGCCACGTACTGCCCATCGAGCAGGTAGGCGTGGATGCTCTCGGGGCGCAGCGCCTGCCAGTCCTCGCGGGTGAGGTAGCCGGCGGTGACGATATCGGCGCCACTCTCGGTGATGAGCACCAGACCGTCCGGACCGGGGTAGGCGACGCCACCGTTGCCGAGTGACACCAGGCCACGCGCGCTCACGCATGGCTGCTCGATGCGCAGCGGCGTCATGTCCATCGCCTCGGGCGTCGCGCCGGTGATGAGGTAGGCGTCCACGTGGTCAACGGCGACCACGCTGCGCCCGAGCGCCCCGATCGCCACCACCGGGTAGGGCGTGACGTGGCGGTAGGCGACCGGCCAGGCGTGCGGCTGGTAGGGCGGGGTCAGGCGCACCTCGTTGCCGACGTAGCCCGCGAGCACACCGTTACCGAGCAGCGTCAGCCCCGCCAGCGCCTGCGGCGGCGGTGACCACTCGCTCCCCGGGAACGCCGGGTCCCAGCTCGGCAGCACCGCGCCGAGGTCGGCGTCGGCAATCGTGTCGTTGTAGGTCTGGGTGGCGATCGCGAGCTCGGCGACGAACTGGTACTGAGTACCGATCGCCGAGCTCACGGCGCGGTAGATGCGCTTGCGGTCAATGTTGTAGCTGCCGTCGGTGGGACCGGTCGCAAGCGCGGAGAGCTCGACGCTCTGCCCCGGCGCCACCTCGATGAGCCGGGAGTCGTCCGAGGGCGGGCCTTCCTCGCCAAGCGCCGAGACGTAGGTGTAGACGTAGCGCCGCGAGGTGAGCAGCGTCGGGTCGGTGGCGCCGACCACGGTCGCGGTGCCGGCACCGCCGTAAGCGCCCCACGCGCGCCCATCGGTGCCGTCGAGCTCAAAGGTGTCGCTGTCGAGCACGGTGATGGTGTAGGTCGCGCCGTTCACCTCGCTCATGCCCGTGACACCGGCGACCGCCACCCGGCTGCCGGTGGCAAGGCCGTGGTCGGCGACGGTGACGACGACGGGCTTTGCGTTGGTGATGCCGGTGATCGTGAGCGCCGTCTCGACGATATTGACCGTTGGCGAGTCGCCCGGCGCCGGGACGCCGAGGTCGTAGCTCGCGAGCGGGTACTCGCGGGTCGCGCCCTGCACGGCGATGGGGGAATAGGTCATCTTCGGTCGGCCGTCGCCGGTGTAGTACACCCGCTCATCGGCGTTGCCGGCGGTGGGGCTGCGCACGACATCGACCGGCGCGCTCCAGTGGAACCAGTAGCCGTTCTCCTTCGTCCAGGTGCCCGACGCGGCGGTGCCGGCGGCCGCGGTATCGTCGAGCGTGAAGGTGTCGGCGCCGGTGACGGTCACGCTGTAGTAGGCATCATCGAGGGCGAGCCCCGTGCCGGCGAGGAACACCCGCTGCCCGGTGGCGAGCCCGTGGGGCGTGGCGCTTGTCACCTGCACCGGGGTCGTGTCCGATACCTGCGCGATCTCGCCTTCCGCGTCCTGCCCCGCCTGCGCCGCCCAGCGGAACAGCGAGCGGATGGTGCCGGCCTTGGCCGCGGCGCCGACCCGGCGCATCCCATCAATCGGGCGCAGCGAGCCACGGGAGAAATCACAGTTGCGTGCGACCTGCGCGAAGCGCTCCGGCAGCACCCGAGGCTCGAGCGCCGGCACCTCGCCCTGGAAGCCCTGTACGTCAATCCGCGCCACGGTACCCCTCCTCGATCCACTCGCTGAGCGCGCGCTGACGCCCCGCGCACTCGCCGTAGCGGTCCGCCGCCTCGACCCACACGCCAAGCGCCGCCGCAGCGACTGCGCGCGCGTCGTTACTCGACACGGCGAGCCTCGGCAGGGGCTGGCAGGGCTGCATCGCCGCGACCGGCAGCGCCCGGGGTGGCTGCGCTGGCGGCGCGGTTCCACAGCCGGACAAAATCATCGCCGACACGGCAATCAGGCTGATCGCGGGTTTGCTGCTGGACACGGGGAACCTCCCGGTAGATGGTGCGCACCTCGGCCTCGCGCGCGCGCTCGCGCTCCAGTTGCTCCTGCAGCAACAGCATGTCGATCTGCAGCTGTGAGCGCGCCGCCGCAAGCCCCGCCTCGTAGGCATCGGCCCGCGCCGCGTCCCAGCGCCAGCCCTGCACCTTCCAGCCGGCGCCGAAGCCGAGCGCGGCCACGGCCGTGACGATCAGGGCCTTGCCCTTCCAGCCGCCGGCGAGGGTGAGCAGGCGGGCGATCATTTGCCCGCGAGCCTATTGCCGGCGGCATCCGCGATGCGCTGGAGCACGTCGGTCCCCATGTAGCCGACGCCGAACGCGGCGACCGCCGTGAGCTGGCCGGTGGAGTCGAGCGCGCCGTAGCCGGCGAGCCCGGCCACCACACCGAGGGCGATCCGGTACGGACGCTCGGCGACGAAGCGAATCGGGTTCACCGGCTTGCCCTTGGTGCTCGCCTGCGCCAGCGCCGCCAGCAGGTTCGCGGCCATGCCATAGAGCAGCATCGCGAGCGGATGCCCGATGGCGGCGCCAAGCGTCTCGATCACGGCCACTGCGGCGCCTCCACCCCGTCGGCGTGACGGATGTCGATCACCCAGGCGCTGCGCGTCGCAAGCCGCTCCATGAGCACGTCGAACGTGCGCTGGCTGTTGGAGACTGCGGGTAGCCCCCACATGGTGGAGGGCCGCTGCCCAACGGCAATGCAGCCGGCAAGCTCAGACGGGACATTGGCAACATGCACCATGATGTACGTGCGCCCCGGTACCCCGGTGACCTCCCAGCCTTCGAGGTAGTCGCCATTCGTGGTGCGCTCGACCACGCCCGAGCGGCGCAGTGCGAGGTCGTAGACGCCTTCCGGCACACACGACTTGCCGACCCGGTTGCCACGCCACGGCAACTCGATGGTCAGGCACTCCCAGCCGTCCGGGAGCACCAGACGCCCACGGGTGCCCTGCTCGCCGTACTCGTGGCGAGTGAGGGTGATCGTCTCGGTCATGGGGGTTACTCGGTTCGGCGCTCGAGCGCGCTGAGGCGCCCGGTGATCTCGTCGATGCTCTCGCCGTGCTGATCGAGCAGCCGGCTCTGCGCGGCGTTGATCTCGCCGACACGGGCGAAATCCCGGTCGGCGTCCGCCTGCGTGTAGTTCCCGGCGAGCGCGCTCTCCACGCGGTCGAGCCGGTGCAGGATCTGCGACTGAGAGCTCAGGATCGCCTCCTGCGTCTTGCGGAACCCCTGCTGGTTCTGACCGATCAGCCACAGCTGCGTCGCGGCGGCGGCAATCGAAAGCGTCACCAGCGGGAACAGCACCAGGTTGACGACCTGAGCCCACCAGTTGAACTGGCGTTCACTGCGTTCACTCATCAGCCCTCCCGCGGGGAGTTGAGGGGTTCTTATGCGGCAGCGCCGAGGCTGACGTGGTAGACGTGGGTAACGGGAGCGGCCGAGACGGTGCGCACGACGATGGTGCGGGTCACCGTGTCGGCGGCGTTGCCCTGGTCGTCGGTGACGTCATAGGTGCGGTAGTAGGGGCCGGCGACCGAGGTATCGACGCTGCCGCCGGTGACGATCTGATCGGTGATGACGCCATCCACCGTTGCCGTCGCAATGGCGCCGGGGTCGCTCCAGACGTCGCCGACTTGAAGCTCCACGCGACTCGCCCCGAGCAACCCGATCACGGGTTTCGTGGTGTTCACCACCTCCACGTACCGCGTCGCGGTGCCCGTGGCGCCGCCCAAGTCGTCGACGCTGTACACCAGAGCCTGGATGCCGAGCAGGGTCGGGTTGATCGCCCCCGCCACCTCGACGTTCGCCGTCAGATCGCCATCCTCCGCGTCGGTCGCCGAGTATCCGGGCTCAACGTAGGCGCTGCCGTACTCCAGCGTCAGCGGCGCCCCGGAGGACGTGCCACCGCCTTCGAGCGTGATGACCGGAGGATTGTTGGTCGAGACGGTCGCGGAGGTCACGGCCGCGCTGACGTTGCCCTCGCCGTCCGTGTGCTGGAACCAGAAGTAGCCGGAGGTGGGAATCGGCAGGCCATTGGCCGAGACGGTCTGCACGCCGGTGGCGGTCACTGCCTGCGAACCGCTGTCGAGCACCACATCGTCCGCCGAGCGCCGGAACTCCCAGGCGAGCGTGCCGCTCCCCTCGTTCGTCTGCACGCTGCCATCGACGGTCGTCGTACCGGTGACCGTCGCGCTCGGGCTGCTCAGGGTGGGGGCGGTGGTGTCCACCACATTGACCGTCCGCGTGACGGTCGTGGTCGCACCGGCCGAGTCCGTGACGCTGTAGGTGAGCGTTTGTGCGCCGAGCGTGTTCTCGTCGATGGTGCCGGTGACGATGACCGATGCGGTGAGATCGCCGTCCTCCGGGTCGCTGGCGCTGTAGCCCGGTTCGACGTAGGGCGTGCCTTTCTCCAGCGTGAACGGATTATCACCCGTGAGCGTGATCGTTGGCTTCTGCGTGACCGTCGTCGTGCGCATCGCCGTCCAGCCGGAGCCGGCGCGGTAGAGGCGGTTGTCGACCGTGCCGCCTTCGTTACTCGACCAGTCCAGATTGTCGTAGACGGTGAGCGACGCCGGCCCGTTGCTGTACTCGAACTGATCCCCATCGACCGGCAGCGGGTCGTATCCCTGCCCCAGGTCCTCCGGCGACTGGCCCTCGACTCCGGTCGGCGGATAGCCTGCGACGGTGACGAAGGCTACACCCTCAGCCGGGCTGATCGTCAGCGCATCGGCGAGCGTGCTGGTGGTGGTGCCATCACTGACCGCTACGTCGAGCGCCTGTCCGTAGGGCAGCACGCCATCCGGGATAACAACGTCGATCTCGCTGGTGGTCCCGTTGTAGGTGAACGCCACCGACTCGCCGCCGATGGATACCGACGTGGCCGTGTCGAGCGCGTTACCGGAGAGGGACACGGTGCCGCCGACGGCGGCGCTTGAGACATTGACCCCGGAAACGGAGAACCCCGCTGGCGCTTCCCAGCCCGCGGCTACGACGACGGCCCCTGCGGTGGAGTAGTTTGTCCAGGTTCCACCAATGGTCTGGCTATCCGCCTCCTTTAAGGAGGCGAATCTGTTTTCCACCGCCCCGATATCGGTCTGGCCTGCATTCCCGGCCGGATTCCCAGCGCCGGCCGAGGCGCCGAAAAACAACAGCGCGTTGCCCGACAGGGTGGCCAGAGTGAACTCGTAAGCCGAGCCGTCAGTAATGATCGGCGTATTTGCTGACGAGGTATCACTCCTGGCCCATTCAACTTCGTCGGGGGCATTCTGCGGTGCGCCCTCCGCATACAGGGCGCCTATATATCGGTTGCTCCCATCACCGTCCATGGTGATGTCGTAAGTGCCCGCAGCCGCGGGCATGTCAGCGTCGAGCCAGTACCACAGACCAGCGACTTGAGACCCCTCTACCGAAGCCCTTTTCTCGATCAGAGTCCCCGCAACCCCATTGAAGTAAAGCGTCGTGAACGTTGATGGGTTGCGGTCATCGAGCCCTGCCGCAATCAGAATCCGGCCGTTGCCCGAAGCCGCGATAGTCACGGGTTGCGCCACACCACCACTTGCCGGCCCGTAGGGAATCTTGTTTACGAGCGCCATCACACCACCCCGCCAATGATCTTGTTGCCGCCCGCGTCCGTCTCGATGAGCGTGCTCTGATCGTTATGCAGCACTACCCGGTCAACCCAACAGTACTGGTCCCGGGGCGCCCCACCGTTCCAGTATGTCGAGAAGTACACGAGCGTGATTTGGTCGGTCGCGTTGATGATCGTCGGCTGATCCGTAATCGTCTGGATCAGCTCCATCGCGCCGTTTTTGTACTGCCAGATCATCACGCGCGCCGTACCGCCGGAGGACTCGGCAACGTCGTCGAGCACCACCCGCATTTCAAACGTTTCCCATCGCCCTTTGCCGACCGTGCTTCCAGTGCCCACCCACTGACCGACGACCTCTCGGATGTAGTACAGGTCCGCGGTGGGTGACTCCTTACCGTTCCACAGATACAGGTCGATCAGACCATTAGTGCTGCCAGTGTCCAGCTGGGAGCGAATGCGGAAGAACTTCAGCCGCCCACCCTCTCCAGGCGACCACGCGTCGAAGTTCCAAGGCAAAAAGACGCTGAACTGGTACTGAAAGGTGTCACCTTTCGAGAGCACCGTCGGCAGGTCCACCGAGAAACCCCAGTTGCCAAAGCCGGTGGCGGACTCTCTTGAATGGCACCGGACCGATCGGGTGCCCTCAAACACCTGCCCGGTATCGACAATCGAGTCACCGCCGGCGCCCACGCCCGCCACCGTGTCGCCCTGCTCTCCGAGGGCGATGCTCTCGGCATCGAAGACATACCAGGGCGTGAACGCGAGCGCGGCGGCGTGTGTGGCAGCGGAGGCTGCGGCACGCAGCGTCACCGTGGCCTCGGAAACCCCGAGCACCGCGCCCCCTGTCGGATTCGAGACCTGTATCTTGAACTGCTTGTCCTCGGCGAGCTGCGCGGGGATGTCGATCACCAGAGGCTTGGGGCCGTGGCCGAGTGTGACTGTCCCAGTGCCCGCGACGTTGAAATCGACTCCGTTCACCGCGGTGCCGTCCACGATCTCGTAGTCGAGCGTGACGGTGCCGCTGCTGCCGCCGGAGCGGTTGAAATACACCAACACCGCACCCCTGTCGGAGGGGATTTCGTAGCTGTTCTCGTACAGCCCGACCATCCCCGCCCAGGCGCCCGAGCCGTCGTAGTTGATCGTGATCTCGGAGGCCGCAACGCCAAGCCCCGGCCCGGAGGCATTCGAAAGGTTGACGTTGAAAGTGAGCTGACCCGCACCACCCGCGAGGATCGGCACGTAGATGTACTGGTCGTGGTCCTCGCCATCGGCCCAGGCGATGGTGCCGCTCATGGCGGTGTAGTGCGTGCCGGCGAGCGCCGTACCGTCGGCCGTGGCGTAGTCCACCGAGGCCGCGCCGCTTGCGCCATTGCGGCGGCGGAAGATCACGGTAGCGCTCTGGTGGTCGCCGAGCAGTGTCGTGCGCTTCTCGGTTGTGACCTCGACCACCTGCCCGAACTGCCCGGTCGGCGCCGCGGCAAGCGCATTCGGGTCCGCCCCTCGCAGGAAGGGCTGGAACGGCCGCGCCGCGACCGTGATCACGTTGTCTACACCGTCAGCCATGCGTTACCTCGTTTCCGGCGATAGACTGGGGCAAAACCCCAGGGAGTTGGCGGTGGAAAGTTTTCGGCGTCTGCTTGGCGGCTATGCCCTGTGCCGCCTCGGTGTCTCGCGGCACCTCACGCTCGCCTACCAGGGTTCGGCGCTGCGCTTTCATCCCACCCGCGCCGCGTTCGACGTGTGGCTGCAGGGCCACGGCTACCGCGCCGAGGAGGCCGCCCTGATCCGCCGCCTGCTCGCGCCTGGCGACCGGGCGGTGGACGTTGGGGCGAGCATCGGTGCGCTTGCGATCATCGCCGCCAAGGCGGTCGGCCGGGCTGGCGAGGTTTTCGCCATCGAGCCCGATCCGACGCTGTTCGGGTATCTGCTGCAAAACGCCGAGCTGAACGGACCGGCGCTCAGCCTGCCGATGACCAACCTGATCGCCTGCGACACGAACGACGCGCGCGGCAGCGTCCCTCGGAAACGGCTGGATGATCTTCTCGGCCGCCGGCCCATCGGCTTGCTGCGGCTCGACACCGGCTGCGACGTTGCCTCGGTGTTGCGGGGCGCGGCCCGAGTGCTCGAACAGACCCGAACCGTCATGGTCACCGCCACCCGCGACGCCGCGTCGTGGCTCGAGACTCTGGAGGCGTCCGGGCATGCGTGCTATCGCGCCGCCGGGTGTGGCTTCGGCGAACGTGTCACACGCCGCAGCCTGCCGGAAGGCGACTGGACGTTGCTCACGCGCCGCGGGCCCTGAGCGCATCGCGCACGCCATCAGGCGAACTGCGTGACCGAAGGGATGACGACGACGACGCCGCGCGCGACCGCCAGCGGCTCACCGCCCGGGGTTACCAGGAACAGGTCGTACAGCAGCCCCGTCCAGGTGGATTCCTTGCCCTGGCTCGCCTCGCCGGGGATCACCAGATCGACGAACCCGGAGGCATCGACGACGGCACCGCCGTTATCGGTGCTGAACTCCGCGACCACCGGGGCCGGTGCCTCGAGACTGGCGCGCAGTTGCGCGCGCGCGCTGTACCCCTCGAGCGCCTTTAGCCGGGTCTGATCGCGCCGGCGGGCCGCCTCGGTGCTCTCGTAGACGTAGAAGCGCCCGCGGTAACCCGAGCCCTCGTACAGTTCGATGTCGATGTCCTGTGGCGCTGGCATGGGCTCTCCTACGGCATGCCCGGGACGCGGGCGATGCGGACGGTGGCGCTGGCCGGTGACCAGCCTGAAAGGGTTTCGGCCTTCGCGAGCCCTACCGCCTCGTCGAACGCCTGCAGGTGCACGGCGGCGAGATCGCCGTTGGTCCACGCCCGCCCCGGCATGCGCAGCAGCCGGTACAGCGCGCCGGAGACGATCGCCTCGCGGTGGCCGTCCACCAGCACCTCCGGGAGCTCTGCCGCGGTGTAGGTCGGCGCGAGCGCGATGCGGATGTCGGTCAGGCCGCGGCCGTCGGAGACGGTGGGCTGCGGCACCAGGGTGAAGCGGTTGGGGGCGCGCGGCACGAACACCCGCGCCTGCGGCCCGCGCATCACCGACCAGTCCGGCCAGTGCCGGTCGAGCTCGCCAGGCGCTTTCGCCACCAGCAGCTCGCCGTTGTGCCGCATCGCGAGGATGCTGATGATCTGTGCGCCCTCGACCGGGGCCTCGAGCGTGTAGTCGATGCGCGCGGCGACGGCCGGGCGCGAGCGGATCGTCTCCTGCCAGAAGAACGACTCGCGGCAGAACTCGATGGCCGCATCCCGCAGTTTCTGCTCGATCAGCGGCTCGGGCGCGTCCGCGGCCTCGACGCTCGCATCGGGGATCAGCGTGGTGACCGGCACCGGCATGGGCTATCTCTCCTGGCCGCGGGGGCGGGGTTTCATCGACTCCTCGCTCGCGAGCTGCGCGCCGACGCCGGCGGCGAACCGTCGGTAATACGTATCCGCCGCCTGCGCCTGCTCCGGCGCCTCCTTGCCCTGCTTCATGAGCGCCCGGTAGAGCACGTAATCGAGCAGCGCGCTCGTGTAGACGTCCGGGAGCGTCACCTTCGCGTCGGGGTCGTCGTCCGGGCTCACGCACTCGGGCGGTGCCGCCGAATACACCAGCTCCGCCTTGCCGGGCGGGTCCGGCTGCGGGGGCCAGACGTAGAAGTGCGTAGGGTCGTCGGGGTCGAACAGGAAGTGCCGGGCACTCGCCTCGGCGGTGCCGGTGTGCCAGTCCGGGCGCATCCGGTCGAACAGCCGCACATCCGCCCAGGTGATCGCGCGCCCCGGTGCCCCATCGGAGCCGAGGTTGCGCAGCAGGCGCTGGAAAGCGACGCCATCGCCCGGGATCTCCTGCAGGGTGCCGGCGGCGAGCTCATGGGCGACGTGCCGGACGTAGGCGTCCGGCTTCAGCCGCACCACCTCGCGCTGACCGTCGTTGAGCCAGCGCAGCAGTTCCGCCTCCGTCCAGTGCTCCAGGCTCTCGTCCACCAACTGGTCGGCGGCACGCTGCAGGAGATCGGCGACGAGCATCGGTTACGCCACCGACCGGTCGCGGACCACGCGGTAGGTGAAGCGCGGCACGTCGCGCTTGCTCACGGTCACCCGGCCCCGATCGTCGGTCTGCGACGAGTACAGCGTCATTCGGGCATCGTCGACGCACGCCCGCAGCACCGCCCGCGGCAGACTCACCGGCACGCCGCGCGGCACGTTGTAGGTGATGCCGTTCAGGGCAAGCTTGATCGAGTCCTGGCCGCCGTCGCCGGCCTGTTCGTCGAAAATGACCTCCACCCGATCGCGCTGCCAGTCCGCGCCGGGCTTCTCCGGGGTATCCTTGCCGGCGGCGAGCTCGGCGTCCTCCTTCGCCTTGTAGTCGGCGGCCGCCTGCTGCTCGAGGATGATCCGGCGCAACTCCTCGTCGCTGTCGGTGTCCTCGGCCACCAGGTCGTAGTCCTCGCGCAGAATCTTCTCCAGACGCTCCCGCCCGTAGCGGGCGAGCGTGGATTTCACATGCCGTGACATGGCGTTACTCCCGTTCGGTTATGAGCGCCCGATCAGCCCTTCAGGTGCGGATCCTGGAAGTGCTGGCCGGCGACCGGCGCGGTGTCGAGCGCGGTGTGGGTGTGGCTGTCGAACTGGGCCTTGTGGTTCTCCAGGTCGTCAACGATCAGTTCGGCGATCTGCTGCACGGCCTTGCGCACCGTCAGGTCGCTGATCTGGTTTGTGTAGCGGGCGATTTTCTCGCGCATTGCGTTTACCTCACATGAAAGAGGGCGCCCGAAGGCGCCCCCTATGGGTTGCGGCTCAGTGCCGCCCGGTTACAGCTCGGAAACACCACATTCCAAACGCGCCATCCAGAGGTCGTTCAAGATCACGGCCGTGTGGTAGTTCTTCCAGCCCGCCGAACCGCGCTGGCCGAGCGGGTCACCGCCGCGGGGCACGTTCGGGTTGAGCACCATCGGCGTGATCGCTCCCTTGCCCTTCAGCGGCACGATGCCGTAGGCGTCGCGCGCGATGTAGAGCACCGGGTAGACGTCGGCCTGGGTGCCGCCGGTGGACACCATCCCGGTCGCGGCACCGCCGGCATCCGCCCACGGCTCGACCAGGGAGGTGCAGATGTAGCGCACGTCCTCGACCTTGCCGATCTCCCCCTCGTAGGGGCTCATCGAGCCGTACTTCTCCACCGGCACGAAGCCCGGCATTTCGCGGATGTCCGACTCGACGTCGGTGTGGGCTATGCCGATGAACGCGGGCGCGACCGCCTCGGTACCGTAGTCCGGAGTGGACTTCAGCACCCGGGTGATCACACGCGCGCGCTGGCGCTTCAGGCTGCGGGTGATCGCCCGCTGCTTGCCGAGGCTGACCGGGGTGTTCACCTCGGCACGCGAGGTGCCGTTGGCGTACACCACGTTGGTGCCGGCCTTGAGCACGCCGTAGCGCACGATCTCCATCATCTCGGCCGCCTGCTCGCCGAGGATATCGACCGTCTCGTTGAGCACCGGGTCCTCGTGGGTGTCCTGGATGACGTCGGTGATCTCAACCCAGTCGCCGTACTGCGAGAGCGTCGCCTCGATGTCGGTCTTTGTGAGCTGGGTGGAGGCCGGCGTCACGCCCTCGGCGAGCACCTTCGGCGAGGGGTCCAGCGCCTCGTAGCGGCGGAACTTGATCGACTTGGTCATGTTCCGCGGGACGGGCTTGGACTGGCCGAAGCGCTCGAACACCATGATCGGGATGCCGCGCTTCAGCATCACCTTGGAGGCGTAGGCCGCGGTCCGCGGGCTGATGTCACCGTAGGTTGTGGTAGGCATGATCGTTTACCTCACAGAATCGGGTTTCAGCCGAGATCCCACCCCGCGTCCCAGTCGTCCTTCGTGCTCGTCTTCGGCGGCCCGCCGCTGCGGGGGCGCACGGTGGCGCCGGCCGCGAGCTGCTGCTGCCGCTTCGGGTCGAGCTTCGGGTCGGGATTGGGGGTCGGGTCTGGCGGCTGTCGGGATTGCTTGAACTGATCGATGAGCTGGACCACCTGGGCGGCCGAGCCGCGTTCGTAGATCTCCAGGTACTCACGCGCTCTCGTGTACGGCTGCGTCTCGATCCACTCCTGAAGCGCGCCGCTCTCCACGAGCTCACCGACATCGGCGTGCGCTCGCGTGATCTCGGCGATGTGCGCCTCCTGCGTCGCCGTCTGCACCTTGGCAAGCGCCGGGTCGATCCGCTCGCTGCGGATCTGATCGACCGCCCGGTTGATCCGGCTGTCGAGGTCGCCCCCGCCCATCTGCCGCGCGACCAGTTCGGCCATGCGGTAGACGTCCGGGTAGTCGGTCTTCGCGCTCTCGAGGAACTGGCGGTCCTCCTCCGAGAGCGCCGACTCCACCCGTTCGCGGGATTGGCGTTGCTCGTCGGATTCGGTGGGCGTGTCCTTGCCCTTCGCGGCCTGGCGCTTCGCCTCAAGCTCACGCTCGGCGGCCTCGGCCTCCTCACGCGCCTTGCGGGCTCGGCCCTGCCAGGTCTTCAGTTCCTGCTTGATGCGCTCGACGTCCTCGGGCTTCGGGGCCTTGTCGGCGTCGTCGCGGGCCGGCTCGGACTCTTTCGGAGAATCCCCCTTGGCCTCGGTCGCACCCTGCGGCTGCGCTTCCCCTTCTTCGGGGGGCGTCGCCTGCTCGGGGTCGTCCGGGTCCGGGTCATCCGCCTCGGGGTTCGGGTCGGTGGCCGCGCCGTCCTCCAGGTCCCAGCCCTGGTCGAATTCGGCGTGCTCATCGGTGCCAGGATTGCCAGCCTCGGCGGCCGGGTCCTTGTCGGCGTCAGGCAATACATCGTCGTGCGGCGCCGCATCGGGCCGCGGATCGTTATCAGCCATGGTGTCTCCCGGGTTGCGAGGTGTCGCAGTGGCCGTGTCGTCGAAATGCCGCCCCGGGGGCCGGTTGCCCGGGCCAAGGCGGCGAGAGAAGTCGGTTGGGGTCAGCGCTGGCGCTGGGTTTCTGTGCTCAGCTGGTCGAGCAGCTGGATCTTGTGCGCGACGGCATCGCGCTCACCGTCCTCGGCGCCGATTATCTCCTCGATCAGCTCCGCGCGCAGCGCCCGGAAATAGTCCGCGTAGACGCGCGCGAGGGGCTGCGCCTGTGCCTCCGCGATCTGAACGGCAAGGCGGGCGCGATCGCTCACGCGGCCTGCTCCGCACCGGCGGCACGCATCTGGCGCTCCATCATCTGCTGCACCTCCTCCTCGGTGCGCAGGAACCGGTCGGGGTCGAGATCCCGGGCGCGCAGGCGCTCCTCGAGCATTTCCCGGCGCTTGACCCAGGGCTCGTCGGCCGGGTTGAGCGTCGTCTGCGAGAGCTCATCGAGCGAGCGCGCCCGGATCTCTTTCGCCACGAGCGCGGTGGAGCCGGTCGCCTCGATCACGAAATCCCCGCGCACGTCATCGCGCTCGGAGAACTGCATGTTCCACTGGTAATACCCCTCGATCAGCGGCTTGGTGACGCCGAGATCGAAGTTCCTCACGCTGTCCTTGGTGACGATGTTCGCCGCGCCCATGAGCATCGAGAGCCCGGAGGCGGTTTCCGCCGCGCCCTCGGCCTGGTCGCTGCCGGTGGCGTAGTAGCTCGGCTGCGCGGTGGCGTCGTCTGCCTGCTGGCGCGCCATCTCCATGACCTGGAGCAGATCGTCGATGTGGGCGTCGAACTCCAGCTCCCGCAGCGCCGGGTACTGCGCCTGATTGCCGCGCCCGGTGCGGTAGACGACCTGGCGGGCGCCCACCTGCACGCCCTGGTGGAGCTGCGCCGGCGTGAGCAGATCGACATTGACGTCGAGCATCGGCCCGGCGATCACGCCGATGTTGTCCACCAGCGCCCGCAGCGCGCCCTGGTAGATCTTGTCCGGGTCGCGCATCTTGCTCGGCAGCGAGGTGCCAAACAGGTGCCCCTCGGTGCGCTCCGGGGTGAACAGGTGATACGTGTCCACCGTGTCGTCATCGAAGGGCATCAGCGTCGCCTTGATCACGCGCCCGCCGAGACACCAGACGTTCGCCCGCCACTCCAGGCTCCGCGCCTGCTCGCGCGCCTCCTCCGGGGCGTCCGGCGGGGCGAGGTGACAGCCGCAGTCCTCGAGCATCTGTCCATCGGCGTATCCGGTGTACTCGACCACCTCGTAGCGCTTCTGCCGGGTCGCGGGGATCGTGCCCTGGTCCTCGGCGCGGATCATCCGCAGCTCCGTCTCCCAGTGCTCGTGCGAGGCGGTGTCGCCCTCCGGGTGCTCAAGCAGATATTCCGCGATCGCCTTCGCATCGAACCCGGGCTGGCGCGCGAGGTCGCGCAGGTCCGCGCGGCGCATGAGATAGCGCTGGTAGATGCCCTCGAGCTGATCCACGGCACGCGCATCGATCGGGTCCGGGTACACGTCCCACACCGGCACGAACTGCACCGATGGCCGGAAGCGCTCGACGCGCTGCAACTGCCAGTCCTCGCCGTCCTCGCTCGGACGCCAGGCGGTCACCAGGCGCCGGTCGGTGGTCGGGCCTTTCAGCCAGCCGCTGCCGTAGAGCGCGCCGGAGAGCACGCAGTCGGCCACGTGCTCGATGTAGCGCGTCTCGGTGAGCTGGTCGTCGATCTCGGAGGCCATCGCCTCGGCGCGGCGCTTGGCCTCGGCCTGCACGAGCTCGCGCAACTCCTCATCGCCCGGCACGAGCGAGGCCGGCGGCTCGCCGGTCATCTGCGCCTCGCGCATCTCCTCTGCCGGCGGAATCTCGCCCGCGCGCTCCATCGCATCCAGCGCCGCCTCGGGCGTCTGCTCGATCACGGCGAGCACCTGCTGGTAGCGCTCCATCGCCACCTCGCGCGCCATGCCCTCGACCAGCGCCGGCGGCAACTCCGGCTCCGGCGTCTCGGAGAGCGACCAGTTGCGGTCGCCCCCGCCGGGGAACAGCATGTCGAGCATCCGCGCGGTAAACCCGAGCACCTTCGGCCGGGTGAGCCCGATGTAGGCCTGGCTGCCGCCCTCGGGAATTTTCGCGAGCACTTCCGGGTCGTAGACGCCCTGGTACTGGCGCAGATCCCGCAGCCACTCGAGCTCGATCATCTGCCGCTCGCCTTTCAACTCGGCGTAGCGCGCGGCGAGCGTCTGGCCGAGCCCCTGGGCCAGGGCCTTCGCCTCGCCCTGCGGCTCGCTGTCGTATGCGGCTTCAGCCATAGGGGTTCACTGCCTGCTGACGGTGTAGGTGCTGGTGCGGCATCGGGAGTTGCGCGTGGTCGCGTCGCTCGGTGACGGCCAGCGCCACGTACTGCAGCGCTTCGGCGACGTGCGACCATTTGTTCTTGTCGGGCTCGTTCGTGTAGCGCTTCTCGCCGGCCACCTGCAGACGGCGGTACTTGTAGCGCCCCGCGAGCGCCTTGCGCAGCCACGTGCAGGTCGGTGACAGCACCAGCGACGGCTGGCCGTTCTCGCCCAGGCGGCGCAGGAGCGTCGAAACCCCATCGCGCCGCTGCTCGAACACGTTCGTCCAGGCCGGCTCTGCGGGAATACCCACGTCGTTCAGCACGTCGATGCAGGTTTCCTCGTCGGTCTGCGCGCGGGCGTTACCGCCGGGGTCGCCGTAGGCAAGCACGTTCATGCCCCGGTAGTGGCGTGCGAGGTGCGGCCCGACCACGGTTTCGGCGAACCGCCGGATCCCCATCGTGCCCTGCTCGATATCCACCACGAGCTCGTCGAGCACCCGCATCTGTCCGCGCGGCGTGTACTGGGCGATCACACACGCCGGCGTGAGCCCGAAATCGAACCCGAGCAGCAGATCGAGGCCGTGCGCCGCGGGGATCGGCCGCTCGACCACGTGCACGCGCTCGTTGAACTCGGGGAAAATCGGTTTGCCGTCCTGGATATGCCCGTACTGGTTGTGGACGTAGACGTTGATCCAGTCCTCGTCCTTGCCCTGCATGATCTGCGTGTAGTAGTGCCGCCCGCCCGGGAGGTGGTCGATGTTCTCCGCGTCGTCGTCCATGCCGCTCGGCTGATCGTAGAAGGCGTAGCCCTCGGGCCGGTCCTCCTCGGCGAGCCGGTACCACCAGTGATCGTCGTCCATGCTGTTCGTGTCGGCGACGATCCCGTAGCGCGCCGGCCATGGCCCGGCATGATCGGCCGGTGCCTGGTCCGAGTGCGGATACCGACCGGCGCGGCTGGTCGCCATCTCGAGGATTTCCTCCCCAATCTCGGAAGCCTCGTTCAGCCACAGCCACGTGGCCTCCAGCGACTTGAGCTTGCGGACATGCGCCGGGCGGTCGAGCGCGATGAACCACATCTGCAACTCGACCGGCCCCTGGCCGAAGTCGCAGCGGATGGTCTGTCGGATCGGCGCGTCATAGACGATCTGACCGAAGCCCGCGCCGCGCTGCGGGCCGAACCAGTGCTCCCAGGTCTGGATCGTTGTCGATTTCAGCTCGGCGTAGGTGTTACGGATCGCCAGCACCCGTGTCCGGCGCACCCCATCCCGACAGCACGGCGCCTGCTGGGCGGCCATGAACAGATCCCAGGCCACGCCCGTGGTCTTACCGGAGCCGACCGGCCCGCGCACGCCGCGGAAGAACTTACGCGAGCGGTGAAACCGCGCCATCGTCGGCGAGACTTCATAGACCACGCGCTTGTCGTCGTCAGCCCCCTGCGGCGCTGCGGCAACGCTGCTGCCGAGCTTTTCCTCGAGCGTCGCCGGGCGAACCATCAGCGCTTGCGGTCCTCTGGGAACACGACCGTGAACTGAGCGACTTCGCCAGAGTGCTCGTGCTCCTGCTTGTCGCGCCACAAATCCGGACGGCGGTTCTTCAACCAGAAGATCGCGGCCGTCGTATCCGGCGGGTAGTGCTTGGTCGTCGGCACGATCAGCGGCGAGCCGTTGTCGTTGAAGATCTTGTCCTCCGGATGGCTGTAGCCCATCGCGCGCTCGTACAGCCGCATGCCAACGTTCGCATCAGCGAGCGCCCGACCTTCCTTTAAGGACTCAAGAAATTCCGGGTGACGCTTCTTCCAGTTGTTCAGCGTCTGCTCGCTGACCTCGAAGAAACCCGCCAGGTCTTTGTCCGTAGCGCCGAGCAAGCAGACCTTCTTGGCTTGGGCGGCAAACTCAGGCTTGTAGGCGCTCGGGCGTCCACGCTTCTGTGGCGCGGCTGCCTTGGCGTCATCCTTGCGTCGAGCCATCAGCGACCCGTCCTTTCCCCATCCCGCGCGGCGGCGCTCTCCGCTTCGCGCTCCGGGACCGCCTCCACCAGGCCTGCCTCGATGGCTTCATCCAGGTCCATCACCCACTCAGCGGTGGTGTCTTTGGTCACACCAACAAGCACGCTCGCGTGCGGCGTGAACCGCCTGGCCTGATCTGGCGCGATGCCAACCTTCGTGCCGGCCGGAATAACGATGTCCCGCGTTGTTCGGTAACTCGCCATGTCAGTCTCCATCGTCGTCATCGGCGATCTGCATCAGCTTGTGTTTCGCGCGCTCCATGTCCCAAAGGATCGTGCCGCCGTCGGGATGGCTCGCTGCGAAGTACTCCTCGCCTTCCGCGTCCACGCCGACGACCATCACGCGCTCCAGGCCGTGTTCGAGCGCTCCGCGCAGCACGCGCTCCGGGTCAACCGGCAACCGGGTGATCCCGCCGAAATCCACGACGTCACCCACGCCGGCGCCCTCGGCTCTCGCGCCAGAGCTGCGCGTGATGAGAGCACGTGCCGTAGACGATCGCGCCGAGAACCAGCGCAATGAGAAATGACAGCAACATGATTCGGAGCCCAATGCTTGTGAGTTGCGCCGCTTCGCGCGACAGGGCCTTGATCAATCGGTAACCCCGGCCTCGCCCAGCAGCTCCTCCACCAGATCGAGCAGCGCGTCGATCAGTAGCGCGTCAGCGCCCTCGCCGCTCATGCTGCGCGCCATATGCGTGCGACCCTCGGCATCCACGTAGACCTGGGCGTAGGCTCGCACCCGCGAGGCGCGAACACGCCTGGCTGCCCGCCGCTCGCGTGCGGCACCGAGTTCCACGATCTCACCCATCGAGAGCTCCATAAAAAAGCCCCGGACTCAGGGGGCGAGAGTCCGGGGCAGTCGGCTTGGACGGATGGGGGCGATGCGATCCCATAAAAGGGATTGCGGGGTCAAACCAAGCGAGGTCAGTAAGACCACACTAGCCCCGAGTGTACAGATACCGTGCGCAAGGTCAACCCGACTCGACATCGAGCAGCCGCCCCGCCACGCACCACTCGCCCTGACTGATCAGTAGCCGGTATCGGTTCATCGACACGCCCATCATTTCGGCACCGATGCGGAGCGAGTCGCGGTAGAGGTAGCGGCTTTGCAGCGCCCGGAGCAGGCGCCGCGGCATCGCCGCCAGGATCCGCTCAAGCTCCATGACATGATCCGGCCAATCCGGCCCGCGCGGGGTCCGCATGACCTGCGTCTGCCGCGGGACGTGCTCGGGCACCATGTCCACCGCCGGCACCGTCCGCGGCTGACCCTTGGCGTCCGTACCCATGTCCACCCTTCGCGGGCGGCGCATTCGGTATTTGCGCTCACTCTTGTCGCCGCGGCGGGCGTGCTCGCGGCGCATCCGGGACTCGATGGTTTCCCCAGGCCAGTCCAGGTTCGCGATACCCGGTTCCTTGCGCTGGCACTCGGCCCACTCCTCCAGCAGCGCCTGCACGCGCTCGATGAGCGCGCTGTCCTCCTCGACATACGCGCCAGGACGGCCGTAGACGAGATCGTCGCGACTCATCCACCACCCTCCGGCACCTCATCCCCGTAGACGCTGGCGACGATAGCTCGGCAGATAGCAACCAGCGGGCATTCCGCCTTGAATGTCTCACTCGGGCCATCGACCGACCACGGCTTGAACGCTCCCCACAAATCTCCGCACGGCACGAGCGCTATACGAAACCGCTTGATCAGCGGGCCGCAGTGCTCCCACCTGGATGACCAACGGAGAACCATGCACGACGGCGACACTTTCCCTTTCTCCGGCCATCGGTAATCGGCCGGGAAATCAGGCGGCACCAACGCCTCGCCTGCATGCTCGCCGTCGTAGTCGGGCGGCACCTCGACGAGCGCCCAGCCGCACGCCTTCGCAACCCACCAGTCCAGCTCCGCGCCCGTAAGCTCGCTCACCTTCATGCCGCGCTCCGCTGCTGCACCGTTTCAACGATGATCTGCCCGACCTGGCCCCACCGCTTTGACGCCCGGATATCCCACACCGCAGCGTCATCCTTGAGCACGGCGTCGAGCAGGGCCTTCGTCAGGTTGTCCACGTCCGGTTTCTGGCGGTGCGGCTGCCCATCCATTTCGGCCCGCTTGCGCTTGCTCCAGCTCCGGGGCATGGGCAGCACGAACGTGACGTGGGCGCCCGCCTCCGGCAACTCGACACCGCTCGCCCGCACCGCATCGCAGAACGCTCGATACCGGAGCACGGCCGGCCGCTGCTTCCAGCGATCACGCTGGGTCATGCGCGGCTTGCCGAGCGGCGTGATCTGGTACGTGGCCGTTTTGTGCGTCGCCTCCCTCGCCGGCGCACTGTCCACCCGCGCCCGGCCGCTGTGCCACGATTGCAGCTGTTCCTCGCTCCAGCGCACGCCAGCCATCAATGCTTCCCTCCCGATGCTGGGTCGTAGTCCTGCGGATTGCCGTAATCGCCGGCGACGGCCGCCGCATCCATGCCCGGATCCCGGGCGCCATGCCGCCACCGGTACACGCGCTCGGACCACATGCCTTCGCACGCCTCGCAGCGGGTCTCGTAGTAGTGGCGCTCCTCGTCGGTGAGCATCGAACTGCACTCCCTGCACCGTTTCATGACCGTCAACGCGCAGGCCTGCACAGGAACAGCTCTGCGGCCCGGGCGCGGCGTCCGCCGGCGCGAGTTTCCCGCTTCACCCAGTCCGCAACCGTTCGCCAGTGCACCCCGAGCGCCGCTCCGACCTCGGCGTAGGTGGTATCACCTCGGGCGTACATATCCCGGGCACGCTCGACGAGCTCATCCGCGTGTCGCGCCCTGCCGTGCCGTTCCCCCGTAGGAGCGCCCATCACCACCAGCACCTCGCCATCCGGCTCTGCCGAAGCCTCCTCGCCTCCTCCTCGGCGCTCACCGTCTCCGGGCGCTGGCGGTGGCCGTCGAGCGACACGGCCCGCTCGTTCACGCGCGCGGTGTGGCGTAGGGCTGGCGCTGGCGGGACGTAATCGCGGCCTGAGAGGGAGTGCCGCGGCGTGGCTTTCTTGTCGGCGCCAAGGATGCTCATGAGGCCTCCCGCATCCGCTCACCCTCGAAATCGAACAGCGTCGGCATGCTCTTTTCGCGCTCCATGGCCTTGAGATAAGCCACGCCGTCGAAGAAATAGGTGGTGTTGAGCTCTGAGGCACGGCCGCGGCGGCCAAGCGCCAGCGCACGGTAAGGAACGGTCATCAGGCCGCCGAAGGGGTCGAAGACCACCTCGCCCGGGTTGGTGAAACGGCGGATGATCCGGTCAACGATGTCGAACTGGAGCGGGCACACATGATTCTGCAGCCCGCGCTGGCTCTGCTCGCCGTTGAGCGTGCGCATCCGGTTGATGTCGTGCCACACCTCGGGGTGGTGGCTGCCGGGGGCGAGCGACATGAAGGTGGAGGGCAAGGCGCCGCGGGCCTCCAGCTCTTCCCCGATCCGCACGTGCTGCTCGTAGTCGTAGACCTCCTGCAGGCTCTGCTCGGTGAAGGCCTTCGCCAGCTTGTCGGGGCCCATGGCCGCCAGCTCGTCGGGCGTCAGCAACCGGTTGCCGCTTGAGCGCCAGAAGGCGTGTGCGTCCACCTGCCAGCGCGCCCGGGTGTAGTCCGCCTTGTCCTTGCGCACCGGCTCATCGGCGTAGCCCTTGGAGCGGTCGGTCTGCGGCTTATGGAACAGCAAGATGTACTCGGGCGAGCCCACACCCATCTTCGTGCCGTCCTTGCACTGCTCGGACCACCCCAGCCGGTAGGTCTGATTGTTCTCGCGCACCACGTCGGTGACGACCGTGATCATCCCCATGTAGTCAAAGCCGTGCTTCATCCCGTGGAACAGGGCCTCGGCGTGGAACGGGCTGACCGTGGGGATGCCGGCGCCGGTGACATTCCCGAACAGGATCCGGTCCTTCACGTGGCAGGCGTAGACCCGGCCGGGCTTGAGGATCCGCAGCAGCTGCGGGGTCAGGTAATCCATCTGCGACCAGAAATGCCCGTTGTCCTCCGTGTGGCCGAAATCGTTGTAGGAGGGGGTGTATTCGTAGTGGTTGCTGAACGGGATGGAGGTGTGGATCAGGTCGATGCTGCTGTCCTCGATCAGTCGGCACTCCTCAACGCAGTCGTTGTTGGCGACTCGCCAACCCTCGCCGCTGACCTCGATGCGCTCGACGCCAATGGAGCGCTTGAGCACGTCGGCCATCTCCAGGGTGTTCAGCCCGTGCTTGCGAATGATCGCGGTCATCTTGGCCACCATTCGGTCGTGCTGCTGCCACTTATGTTCGAGCGCTTTCAGGATCTCGCGCTCGCTCTCGGAATAGATCAGGTGGATCTCGCAGGGATTGCCCTGGAGGAAGCGGTGAATCCGGTGCACGGCCTGGATGAAGTCGTTGAACTTGAACCCGATGCCGAGGAACACCGCCTTGTGGCAGTAGCGCTGGAAGTTGCAGCCGGAGCCGGCGATCACGGGCTTCGCCGCCAGGTACTGAAAGCGGCCGTCCGAGAAATCGATGATCGCCTGCTCCCGGTCCTCCAGGTCCTGCGACCCGTACACCTCCACGGCCGCCGGCACCGCTTTCTTGATCGCGTGGCGCTCGGCCTCAAGGTCGTGCCAGATCAGGTAATGCGCATCCGGATCGGCCTGCAGGATCTCGGTGAGCTTCGATATCCGGGCGTCCAGGCTGTCGCGCTTCTCCTTGGCGGCGTCCTTCAACGACAGCGCGGCGTCGCGAAACATGCCCAGCTGGCCATCCCGGTCCGGCCCCGTCTCCATCTCCAGCGCCGGCACCTCGTGGTAGTGCACGCGAAGGGGCGGTAGGTCGTATCCCTCGTCGGAGTAGCCGAGGTCAGAGGGCCGCTGCAGAAACACCGCCCAGCTGTTCAGCCAGAACCAGAACTCCTGTTCCTTGTGGGGGTACAGGGTCAGGTTGTTGGCCTTGCTGCTGTCGCGCTGGAAGAAGCGCGTCAGGGCCTGCCCGGTGTCCATGATCCCGAGGAACCCGGCGTAGTGGATCAGCTCCTTGTACCGGTTCGGGCTCGGGGTGGCGGTGCAAACGAAGCGGTAGCGGCAGGACTGGAACAGGTCCAGGAAGGCCTGATAGGTCTTACTGCCGAAGCTGCGCAGCACGCTCGCCTCATCCAGGCTGACCGCCTGAAACAGGTTCGGATCGAGCTTGCCGTCCCGCACCGACTCGTAGTTGGTGAGATAGAAGCCGTCGCCGACCACCTCCTCGGAGCGGCGCACGAACTGGAAATCCACCCCGAGGGCTCGGCCATCGCGCTTGAACTCCTGGCGCACCCCGAGCGGGCAGATCACCAAGACAGGGCCGCAGCCGGACTTCTCGCGCACCAGGCGCAGCGTCTCCACCTGCATGAACGTCTTACCCAGGCCGAAGGCTGCGAAGATCGCCCGCCGGCCGCCAGCGACCGCCCAACGCACGACATCCCGCTGGTGAGGGAACAGCTTCGGGTTGATCTCCTCCGGCGCCACCTCGAAGCCGCAGGCGTGATCGAAATTGATCTTGCCCTCGAGGAATTTCCGGTAGTCATCGCTCACAGCCCCTCCTCCACGAACCGCGACACGGCCGCGAACCCGCGGCGAGGATCCGCCCCCGGGAACACGGCCCTGTAGGTCGCCCGGGTCGGCTGCCGGTCGGTATGCCCGGTGCGCCCGGTCGCGACGAAATGCCGGAACGCCTCGCAGGCGAGCGCCCGCGACCCGCACTCGGACCAGAGCTCGCAGCTCAGGCAGGGTGACGGTTCGGAGACGGAGAGGATGGTGGCGCGCTTGCCGCTCATGCCGACGCCCTCCGGTAGCCGTCAGGGATGAACCGCAGCAGCCGGTGGTCGCACGCCTCCAGCCAGCTGAGGAAATCCGCCGGCGCGAGGTGCGTCAGCGACTCCACCCCAAAGCGCTCGTGCAGGCGCTCCCGTGCCCAGGCGTTGCGGTAGCCGGCGAGCGTGCGGTCGCACCAGTCCGCCCCGCCGATCGCGCTCTCGCCCTGCTGGTGCTGGGCGCGGTGGTGCTCGGTACACAGCGGGATCGTCGCGTGCGTGTTCTTGATCCCAGTGCCGGCGCCATCCGCCACCCGGCGCACATGCGCAGCCTCGGTGACCCACTCCTGGTCGGCTTCACGGCGGTAGGCGTACTGCCCGCAGACCTCGCAGGTGTGCCGGCGAATGAACTCGTTGAACTCGGCGTCGGTACCGAGCGCGGCCAGAATCGGTGGCGCCTGGAACACGGCGCCGGTGAACATCGCCCGCCAGAACTGTCCGTGCGGTCCCTTTTTTGGCGATGGCTCGGCAAATGCTTGCCGCTGCTGGTGGCCGGCCGCCGCCTCCTGCGTGAGCCGGGCCAAGGCGCCCATGACGCCCGGCTCGTGAAACAGCGTAAACGCGCCCAGCGCATGCCTGGGCTCGATATCAACTTCGACCCGAATCGAGCCGTCCGCCATGGTTCGGCTGCGGCGATAGGTGACCGGGATAATCGATTCGCTGCTCATGAAACCCCCTGTGGCATCGGGTCAACATAGCACGTTCGTTGCCTTTTGTGGGAACGCATGACGAAAAATTTTCCCCCTACCCGACGGCACCACCACGCTCTGGCTCCGGGTCGCAGAGCGCGCGGAGCTCGCTCGGCGTCGGCATTCGGTCGTGTCGATCGAGGTAGTTCGCGAGCTGATCCTCGATCTCGGAATCATGCACCCCGGCCAGCGCCGACCGATACAACGGCGCCAGATTCTCCGCGATCCCGAATTCCCGCAGCAGCTTTTCCCAATTCATCCCTACCCCCGTGAGTGAGCCCCAGACCTTCATTACTGTGAAACGCATCACACTATTCAACTGTCAGTTCTGACAGTTACATGCAGAGCGAATCCATGTTCAAAGCCCTCACACGAGATCCGGGTCGCACCAGAGCATGCGCTCCGCATCGAACCCCATCGGTAGCACCCCGATCGGCCCATGGCGATTCGCACCGATGATGATCTCGCCCCGTTTGGGGTCGGCATCGCTGTCGTAGACACAATCTCGGTACAGGAACAGGATCACATCGGCCTCCTGCTCGATCTCGCCCGAGTCGCGCAGGTCGGCCATGTGCGGGCGCTTGTCCGGGCGGCTCTCCAGGTCACGGTTGAGCTGCGAGAGCAGCACCACCGGGATATTCAGGCTCTTGGCGAGCTCCTTCATGCTGCGGACCATCTCACCCACGTCTCGCGTCCGGCTCCCGGTGTCGCGATCCGGCTTCAGGCGGCCGAGATAGTCCACCATCAGCAACTCCATCCCCCGGGCCTCCCAGGCGTGCGCCTGCCGAACGATGTCCGCCGGGGTGCATGCCGCGGGGTCAATCATGTTTATCGGCAGCTTGGCGAGCTGACCCTGCGCACCGGTGAGCGCCGGGTAGTCGGCGTCGCCCAGGCGGCCGTTGCGCAGCTTGACCATCGACACCCCGGAGACGCCGGCCGCCGCCCGGAGCCCCAACTGCAGGGCGGCCATTTCCGCCGACACCACCCCCACCCGGTGGCCCCGGCGGGCAGCATTCAGCGCCATCGTCAGCACGGCCGCCGACTTTCCCATCTTGGGTCTACCGGCGAGCACGATCAGATCCGAGCGGTGCAGCCCCCCGATCGCGTCATCGAGGTCGCGCATGCCCGTGGGGACGCCGATCGTTCCGCCGCTGCTGGCGGTTTCGGAAACCTCGTGGACGTAGGCGCCGACGTCGCGCATCAGCGACTCCATGTCGTGCTCCCGCACCGGCGTCTCGCGCGAGAGGTCCACCAGGTCCGACAGGGCCCGCCGGATCAGGGTGTCCGGGTCGTCGCGCAGGTCCGCGCGCTCGAACACCGCGCGGAACGCCCGGCGCTTCGCCTCCCGCTTCACCCGCTCGGCATAGGCCGCCAGATTCTTGACCGAATACGAGCCGCCCGCGACCTCCGCGATCGTCCGGCGATAGTCCTCACCGAGGTCCGCGATCAGGGTCAGGGGGTCCGCCCGCATGCGCCGCTGCGCCATCCCGTACAGGCTCTGCCAAATCGCCCGGGCCTGCGGGTCTGCGAAATCCGCGCTGCGCAATGCCACGGTCAGCATCCGGTCGAACTCACCCTCCGCCACCGCGAACAGCGCCGCGCCCACCGCCGCCTGCTCCACCGCATCCATCAGCGCAAACCCATCACGTCACGGAGGTCTCGATACGCGGGACGCGATGGCTGCGGCTTCGTCCTCGACTGCAATCCCTCCTCCGCCTTGCGACACCAGTTGCGCCAGGTCGCCTGCCAGTCCGTCTTGCGGGCTTTGGCGCCCGCCTGGCCGATCCAGTAGTCGCGGAACTTATCGGCTTCGCGGTCCGGGTCCACCGCGGGGGTGTTCGTCACCGTCCATTCACGCCAGTCCCGAGGCAGCGTCCAGTCGGCCGCCAGTCTTTCGCCTCTGGCCGGCTTCGTTTTTTCCTTGCCCCCGGAAGGGGGGCTATGGGGGGTATTACAGGAATCAGGAATCAGGGAAGGGGAATCAGCCCGACGGCTACCGTCTTTGCACAGTTCTTGTACGGTGCAACGTCCGATCTCGTCGGGTGCCGGTATCTCGCTTGCCCGTTCGTGCTTGTGCGGATTCTGGTGTTTCCCGAACTTAAGTATCTGAATATATTCAGCCTGATGCTTGCACCGTGTTTGCACTGTGCTTGCACCGTACCGCTCGATAAAACCAGCGTCTGCGAGCTGTTGGAGCATCGAATCAACGTCGCAGTCGTCCGCAGGGAACAGTTCCATCTTGATCTTTCGAGGCCGATCCTCGAGCCGGCCCTCACGGTCAGCGAGCGTCCACAGACCTATGAACAGGAGCCGCGTCTCGTATGGCAGCTCCACAAGCACGTCGTTCTTGAAGAAGCTCGGCTTGATATTGCGCGCCCGGGCCATGGCTAAACCCCCAGCTCTTCTGCGATCCGGCGAATAGCCTGGGTGTGCTGCTCAGGGCTGGCTTTTGGGTTCTCCAGCTCCCATTGGCGCTTCCTCCGTACGTACTCCTGCCATGGGTTGAGCTCTGGCCTCGGGTCACTCCGGGGTAAACGCGCGCTGTCCATCGTCCTATTCCTCGTCCTGGTCGTCGGCGAAGATCGCTGAGCGACGGGCGAGAATTTTCATCGCCCTGTACTCCTCGCGATCCACGAGCTGCACATCGGCGTGCGGCGGGATTACCCGCACGCCGGCCTCGTCCAGTGCCCGGCAGAGCTCGGCGATCTTCACCCCACGCTCACCGCTCACGCGGCGCCCGGCCTCGCTCGAGCAGCATCCCCAGATCTCGGCGAGCCGATCCGTGCCGAGTTTGTAGAGCCCCGCCTCGATGCCCACTTTCGACTTATCTTGTTGTTTCATATGGCCCCCTAAGCCATTACGTGCCATCGGCTGCCATGCCGTGCCAGCGCCTGCCAGCGCCCGTCATTCCCTGCCATCACCTGCCATCACGCTCGGGTAGGCTTTCTCCCCATACACCGCAGCAACCGCGGCCTCATGCGCCGCTTGGGTGGCCTGATGGATGTACATGTCGGCGAGCAGGGGTTGGAGGGTCGAGGCGCGCGGGTCGGTGACCTCGCCGCTCATGATCCGGTAGATCGCGTGGTGGCGAACGCCGGTGCGCTTGGCGAGCGCCGGCAGCTTCCCGCACTGCGATCTCAGGTACTCGCGCACCTGATCGACCAGGGGCCGGGTGAGGGTCACGCAGGCCTCATGCCCCTGTTCGATTCCCATATTTGGAGTCGTATGCGTTGCCATTTTTGGACATACCTCGCTGCTAAAATGGTAAGAGACTGAATATGAACTGTTTCTCAAATCACTCGGCGCACACTTTTCGCCGGTACTACCGTTACAGAGGGGCACGAATGGCTAGGTCACCGCGCGACATCCTTGCCGAAAACCTCCAGCGCCATATCGAGCGCGAGAAAACGTATGCGAACCACGTCGCGAAGAAAGCCGGCCTCAGCGCCAACTCGGTCGGGCGCATGCTCAAGAACGCCGAGGTATCTCCGACGCTTACGTCAATTACGGCGGTCGCCGACGTGCTCCGGATCCCGGCCTGGTCGCTGCTGATCGACGGGGCGCCATGTGATCCCGTTCGCATTCGTAAGCTCTCTCAGCTAATTGAGACTTACTTAACACTCAGCCCGGACGGCCAGGCCGCAGTGGAACGGATCATCGAACTGGAGGCCCGGCACCAGCAGCGCTAACGCCTCCATGTAGGGATATAGCGTATCCATAAAAGTATTTGACGCGCAAGACCGCGTATGGCATGTTTGCTCGGAGATGACATAAAAGGTAATGGCCAACGCCACCGGAGGAGTAGCCATGAACCCCGAGCTGCAGACGATGTTCCCCGAGGCCTTCGACTATCTGTCGGAGGACAACGACACCCCCATCTATGCCACCGGCCAGCAGGACGAAGCCGAGGGCGACCCCGAAGCCTTCGACGATCTCCTGTATTCCCGTCCGCTCGATTTCAACTGACACACCCGAGGCGCGACACCTGCGCGGGTTAAGTGGTGTGACTGCCGTGAGAGTGCGGCGCTTCATGCGGTGAGTGCGTTCTGGTGATGGGCACACCTAGGCCCTGGCCCACGTGATCCAGAGCGCGCTCAACCGGATGGAGTGAAACAAAAGATCAGAGGGGTTACCGATGGGTTGCGATATTCACTTCTTCGTGGAGAAGCGCGAAGGCGAGCGCTGGATTTCTGCGGACACTTGGTATGAATCGGAGTACCGCTTCTCCCACGTGAATGCCCCGTTCTATTCGGGTCGGAACTATTACCTCTTTGCGATCCTTGCTGATGTTCGCAACGGGTTCGGGTTTGCGGGGATCAAGACCGGAGAAGGATTCAATCCGATCAGCCCCCCGCGCGGCATGCCGGACGACGCCTGCGCCGAAGTTCAACAGGAGGCCGACGCAATGGGCGCCGACGGGCACTCGCATTCATGGCTCACGTTGCGCGAGCTCCTTGAGTACGACTGGACACAGACCACGGAGCTTTGCGGCTGCATCAACGCGCCCGAGTACCTTGAATGGTCACTGTGGCGTCGCGGTCAAGGTCTCGGTCCGGAGACGTATTCGGGTGACGTGTTCGGGGAAGGCATTTCCAAGATCACTGAGCACGACATGAACGACCTCATGGGCGAAGTGAAGACCGGCGGCCACATCCAGGAGTGGCGCGAGCGCGTCCAGGCGTATCGGGGCACGTATACCCGCATCAGCTGGAATGTCCCCTACTACGTCGCCGCTGGAGAGTTTTTAAGCGGCACCCTTCCAAGACTCTTGGCACTGGCGCCACCCCCTTTTGGCGAGGGGATTGATCTGGTCCGCACCGTTTTCTTTTTCGACAACTGACAGACCAGCCGGCGGTGTCTTAACACCGGCACCGGGTGGGGTTGTCCTCCTTGCGACCCTGAGCCCGGCGGCGACTGCACGAGACGCAGGAGGGCGGGGCCAGCCGCCCGCGCACCCAAGGTGCGCCCCGACAGTACCTTTTTTGGCAACAGCGAGAAGAGCCATGAGCAAAGAAATGCAGTACGACTTCGCGGAGACGCTGGCGGATCTCGACGCCGGCGTGTTCCAGCAGAAGCTGAGCAAGGCGGTGAAGGATGCCGCCATCAGCGTTGCCGCGCACGGTGACGGCAAGCGCAAGGGCAAGGTCGTGATCGAGCTCACCATGGAGCGCATCGGCGAGACGATGCAGGTGAAGCTCGACCACAAGATCGCCGGCACCTACCTGCGCAAGCGCGGCAAGGCCACCGAGGAGGACACCACCTCCACCTCGCTCTACGTCCACGGCGACGGCCGCCTCTCGATCATGCCCCCGTCCGGGCGTGAGCAGAGCGACTGGATGGCTGACCTGCAGGAGGGCCGGGAATGAACGACGAGGCAATCAAGCGCATCGAGCAGCTGGTCGCGGCCGGTGCCGAGCTGCCGGCGACGGACGTACCGGTCGCGGTACTGCCGAACGGCACGATGGTGCAGAGCCTGGAGAAGTTTCTGGAGCGGCCGCGCCAGATGCGGCGCACGTTCAAGACCGACCGCCTTACCGACTTCCTGACCTACGCGACCGAGGAGTGCAGCACCGACGCTTCGGCGGTGTTCGTGCAGTCCGACGGCAGCGGCGCCAAGGCGGTGATCGACTACGGCCGCCACGATGCGCCGCAGTGGGGTCAGCACCAGGCCGTGCTCAACATGCAACACACGCCCGAGTTCGCCGCCCTGCTCGACGCCTGCGCAGCACCGCTCTCGCAGCGCGAACTGACCGACTGGCTCGAGGACTGGGCGGACATCATCCAGTCGCATGAAGGCTCAGGGCTCGAACAGAAGGAGATCACCAACAGCGTTGCCGTGCAGCGTATCCGTGGCGTCGAGATCAAGTCGAAGTCCACCCGCACGCACAGCGACGAGGACTTCAAGGCCTCCGTCTCGGGGATGGACGCCATCGAGGCCTCGGCCAAGGGCTCCGGCAGCCTGCCCTCGCTGTTCGCGGTGACGTGCTCGATCTACCCGGACACCGAGCCCCGCACCGTGCGCGCCCGACTCTCGCTTCGCACCGGCGACGAGAAGCCCAGTTTCCGCATGCGGATCCTCTCGCACGACGCGCTGATGCTCGCGGTCGCCCGGGAGGTCGAGAAGCGCATCCGCGAGGAAATGGGCGGCGTGCGCGTGTTCATCGGTGGGACTGACTGAGCATGTGGTGGGCGCGCGCGTTGTGGCTGTTCCCGCCGGCGCTGTTCTTCGCGATCCGAATCCCGGTGCGGCGCACTCCCCCGCCGCGCTTGGAGGGTAAGCCAGTGAGGCGAGTAGAGGACCCCGAGGACCGCGCCGTTGAGGTCGGCGTATGGGCGAGGGGAGATAAACAAGCCACCAAGCCGATGACCTGCGCGGGTTGCGCTGCGTAGCGAGGTTAGATGGCACGGCTGGCCCACGTTACGGGCCGCTTCAACTCCCGGAGGAGTGAGGACATTGAACCAGATCGGACTCAATCTCGGCCACGAGCTCGTGGTGGACCTGTTCGCCGGCGGCGGTGGCGCGAGCGAGGGCATCAAGCAGGCGCTCGGCCGCGACCCGGACGTCGCCGTCAACCATGACCCGGAGGCGGTGGCCATGCACGTCGCCAATCACCCCGGCGCCGAGCACTTCTGCGAGAGCGTGTTTCGCGTCAATCCCTGTCGCGTGACGCGCAACCAGCCGGTGGGACTGCTGTGGGCCTCACCGGACTGTACTCACCATTCCAAGGCGAAGGGTGGCAAGCCGGTGAGCAGTGGCCGGCGCGGCCTCGCCTGGGTGGTGGTGAAGTGGGCTCGCCGGGTGCGGCCGCGCGTCATCGCGCTCGAAAATGTTGAGGAATTCGCCGACTGGGGGCCGCTCACCGCCGACGGCAAGCCGTGCGAGGTGCGCAAGGGGCAGACCTTCCAGCAGTGGTGCGCCCAGCTCGAGCGCCTGGGCTACCGAGTCGAGAGTCGCGTGCTGCGCGCCTGCGACTACGGCGCGCCGACCATCCGAAAGCGCCTGTTCGTGCTCGCACGCCGCGATGGGCGCTCGATCGTCTGGCCGAAGGAGACGCACGGGCCGGCGGATTCGCTGCCGGTACGGCGGAAGAAGCAGCAGCCTTACCGCACCGCGGCCGAGATCATCGACTGGTCGCTGCCGGTGCCGTCGATCTTCGAGCGCAAGCGCCCACTGGCCGAGGCCACGCAGCGGCGAATTGCCACCGGCGTGAAGCGCTTCGTGATCGACGCGGCCGAGCCGTTCATTGTCGGTGTCGGCGGCCGCATGGGGCAGAGCCGCCCGCGCGGTGTCTCCGAGCCGTTGCAGACGATCACGACCAAAGCTGACTCGTGCGTGGTGGTACCGACGCTGATCCAAACCGGCTACGGCGAGCGGCCCGGGCAGGCGCCCCGCGTGCTCGACTTGCACCAGCCGCTGGGCACGGTGGTCGCGGGCGGCAGCAAGCATGCCCTGGTCGCGGCTTTCCTCGCCAAGCACTACGGCGGGGTGGTCGGCACGCGCATCGACAAGCCGCTCGGCACCGTCACCACGGTTGACCATCACTCGCTGGTCGCCGCGCACATGATCAACCTCAAGGGCAGCGACCGCCGCGCACGCTCCGCCAATGAGCCGCTGTCCACCGTCTGCGCTGGCGGCACCCACGCCGGGCTGGTCGCGGCGTTCATGGCCCCCTACTACGGGTCCGGCTCCGGGCTCACCGGCCGGGATCTGCGCGAGCCTGCACCGACCATCACCACGCGCGACCGGCTGCAGCTCGTCACGGTGCAGATCGACGGCGCGACCTACGTCATCGGCGACATCGGCATGCGCATGCTCCAGCCGCCCGAGCTGTTTCGCGCCCAGGGCTTCCCCGACGACTACCGCATCGACATCGAGCACAACGGCAAGCCGCTCACGAAGCGCGCTCAGGTACGCATGTGCGGCAACAGCGTCCCGCCGCCGTGGCCACGCGCCCTGGTCGCCGCGAACTTCACCCATGAACAGGCCTACCAGAGGGCGGCCGGATGAACGACATCATCCGCATCCGCGCCTCGAGCCTCAGCCGCTTCGCAGACTGCCCACGCGCGTGGAAGGCGGAGCACCTGGACGGCAAGCGCCGCCCGCAGTCGGTGCCGGCGCACATCGGCACGAGCCTGCACGGCTCCACGGCCGTGTTCGACGCCGCCCGTATCAGCGGCGACACGGTAACGGCCGACGACGCGGCGGGCGTGTTCGTGGACCACCTGTACCACCCGGAGGAGGAAGTCGTGTGGGGTGGCGAGTCGCGCCGCAAGGCGGAGGCGACCGGGCTCACGCTGCTGACCCGCTACTGCGCCGACTGGTCGCCGCGGTTCGAGTGGGAGGCGGTCGAACTGCCTCTGGAGCCGCTACAGATCGCGTTCGACGATCTCGGCGTGACGCTTGAGTTGACCGGGACGCTGGACCGCGTGCTGCGCACCGGCGATCAGCGCTCGATCAAGGACATCAAGACCGGGGCGCGCGCCGTGGATCGCGACGGCGAGGCGCGTGTGCACGGCCACGGCCTGCAGCTTGGCACCTACGAAATTCTCTACGCGCACACGACCGGCCTTGAGTGCAACGCGCCGGCCGGCGTGCTCGGCTTCCAGACCGCCGGCAAGGCGCAGATCGGCGCCGGCGAAGTGGAGCGGCCGCGCGACGCACTCATCGGCACCGCCGAGGAGCCCGGGTTGCTGGAGTACGTGGCGAAGATGATCAGCCACGACATCTGGCCGGGCAATCCGCAGAGCTGGCTCTGTGGCCCACGCTTCTGCCCTGATCACCCGAAGGCAGGCGGTTCCTGCCCCTTTGCAATCTGACTCCACCGGAGGAAGTCATGGCACAGACGACCAATATCCAAGAGCTGCGCAAGCAGGCCAGGACGCAGAGCGTCGCGACGATGGGCGGCAGCAACGTCCAGCAGTTTTTCGAGGCGAACAAGAATGCCCTCGCCGCGGTACTGCCGAAGCACATGCACGCCGACCGCATGCTGAAAGTCGCGATGCACGCGCTGCGCACCACGCCTGCGCTCAGCCAGTGCAACGTACAGTCGCTGATGGGCGCAGTGGTGCAGTGCTCCCAGCTCGGCCTTGAGCCCAACACCGTGCTCGGTCACGCCTACCTGGTCCCCTTCAACAACAAGAAGGCGCGGAAGACCGACGTCCAGCTGATCCTGGGCTACAAGGGGTTGATCGATCTCGCCCGGCGTAGCGGTCAGATCGAGAGCATCGGCGCCTACCCGGTGCACGAGAACGACGACTTCCATATCCGCTACGGCACCGACCCCGGCATCGACCACTCGCCGAGCATCGACGGCGAGCGCGGCCGGGTCATCGGCTTCTACGCCGTCGCGCGATTCAAAGGCGGCGGGCACCAGTTCGAGTTCATGAGCCGCCACGAGGTCGATCAGGTGATGGCCTCCTCACAGTCCCGCGGCAAGTACGGGCCGTGGGCGGAGCACTACGTCGAAATGGGCCGCAAGACCGTCATCCGGCGGCTGGCGAAGTACCTGCCGCTGTCCATCGAGTTCGCCACGGCCGCGACGCTCGACGGCATGGCCGAGGCCGGCAGGGATCAGAACCTCGATGGCGTGCTCGACGGCGAGTACAGCGTCATGCCCGACGATGCGCCGCAGGCGCTGGATGAAAGCGAGCCGGAGGAAGCCCCGCCCGAAACCGAGGAGCCCCCGCCCGCCGACCCGCCGCAGGAAACGTCTGCCCAGGCGTCGCCGAAAAAGGGATCGGCGACGGGGCAACAGAGCCTCGAGGACTGGGAAGCGGAGTATGACCGCGCCGCCGAAGGCAAGGACTGAACCGGAGGACACCGAGCATGAATCTCGAACACATCACCGCCAGCAATTTCGTGCGCCTCGGCGAGGTGAACGCCGATCTGACCACCCACACGGCTCACCTCTTCGCCGGTGCGAATGAGGCCGGCAAGACCAGCATGGTCGAGGCGATCCGCTTCGCCCTGTTCGGCGACGTGCTGCGCGTCAACCGCAAGTCCGACTACAAGCAGATGATCCGCGACGGGGCGAAAAAGGGCTCCGTCGAGGTGCAGGTGGACGGGCGCACGTTCCGGCGCGACATCGCCACCGGCCGGCTCGCGGACCCTGCCACCGGCAAGGTGCCGAAGGCGGGCGAGGAGGCGATCGAGGAGCCGGGTCTGCCGGAGCGCTACCGCTTCACGCTCGACGCCCACCGCTTCTCGCAACTGACCCCCGTGGACCGGCGCACCCTGCTCATGGCGGTCACCGGGACCGCGGTCAACGCCGAGAAGGTCCGCGCCAAGCTCGCCGCCCGCAAGATCACCGACGAGGAGGCCATCGACCGGCTGATGCCGCTACTGCGCTCGGGCTTCGAGGCGGCAGCGAAGGAAGCCGGGGTGCAGGCCACGCAGGCCCGAGCCGACTGGAAGGCGATCACCGGCGAGAACTACGGCTCGCTGAAAGCGGAGAGCTGGGAGCCGGAACTGCCGGACGTCTGCCCGGAGGCGGTGGCCGAGGCCGAGACGACGCTCGATGCGGCGCGCAAGGCCGAGAACAGCGCCCGCAGTGCCCTCGCCGACGCCAAGGCCGCGGCCCGGGCGGGCAAGCCGCACGCGCGCATCGCCTCGCTGCGCGAGGAGATCGCCACCCTGCCCGAGGACCGCAAGCGCCTCATCGAGGTCACCACCGCCGAGAGCGACGCCCGCGGCGATGTCGAGGACGCGCTCGCCGCCTTCCGCGCCGCCCAGGCCCGGCAGCACATCCGCGAGTGCCCCGCCTGCAAGGCGGCTCTGGTGGAAAAGGACGGCGCGCTGGTCGCTGCCGATGAGGCCGCCATCACGCCCGAGGAGGTCGCGGCGGCCGAACAGCCGTGGCTCGACGCCGAGGATCGGCTCGCCGAGATCCGACGGGAGAAAGCCGACCTGGAGCGCCGCCTGATGCTCGGCGAGCGTCTGGAGCGCGAGCTCCGGGAGCTGGAGGCCCTGCCCGATGCCGGTGAGGCGCCGGACCTTGCCCCGCTCGAGGACGCGCTGGTCGAGGCGAGCAACGCCCGTGAGCAGGCCGAGGAGCAGGCGCGGACCCTCCGTGACCTGCAGCAGCGGGTCGAGCAGGCGGAGGCGACGAAGGCGACCGCGCTCGAGCATCACCGCCGCGTGGCGGTGTGGGTGTCGCTGCAGGAGGCGTTCGCCCCCGATGGCATCCCCGGCGAGTTGCTGGCCGACATGCTGCGCCCGGTCAACGATCGCCTGGCGCAGACCGCCGCGGCCACCGGCTGGGACCTGGTGCGCATCGAGCCCGACATGGAGATCACGCTGGCCGGCCGCGCCTACGGGTTGTGCTCGGAGTCGGCGCAGTGGCGGGCCGATGCCGCGCTCACCGACGCGCTGGTGTGGGTCGGGGGCATGGGCACGCTGGTGCTCGATCGCATCGACGTGCTCACCACCGACCTGCAGGTGCGCCTGCTCAAGTGGATCGACAGGCTCGCGCGCGCCGGCGACTACCACCGGATCCTGCTGTTCGGCTCCTACCGCGCCCTGCCCCCGGTGCCGCCGTCGATGACGGCGCACTGGCTCGAAGCCGGCGAGGTGTCCGACCCGCACCACGAGGGCCAGCCGATGGCGGCCAACGCCTGAGCATTAAAGCCGATTGAGGAAAACGGAAATGAACAAAACGGCCCTCTTTTACGACACCGAAACGACCGGGCTTCCGGATTGGAATCAGCCGTCCGACGCCCCACAGCAGCCGCACTTAGTGCAGTTGGCGGCCTGCATGGTGGACCTCGACACACGAGAGATCGTGCAGTCCATTGACGTGATCATCGCCCCGTTTGTGTGGGAGATCCCCAGCGAAGTCGCCGCAGTACACGGCATCACGACCGAGAAGGCCCGGGCGGTCGGCATCCCGGAGCCGCTGGCTCTCGAAATGTTCCTGCACCTCTGGCGCCAGAGCGACGCCCGGGTGGCGCACAACGAATCGTTCGACGCGCGCATCGTGCGCATCGGGTTCAAGCGTCACATGGATGACGCGATCGCCGACCAGTGGAAGGCCGGCAAAAGCGAGTGCACGGCGAAGCTCGCCACACCGATCTGCGCGCTGCCGCCCACCGAGCGCATGGTCGCGGCCGGCCGGTATCACCACAAAACCCCGAGCCTCACCGAGGCATACCGGCACTTCACCGGCGAAGAACTGGTGAACGCCCACAGCGCCATGGCGGACGTGCGCGCCTGCATGGCCGTGTACTTCGCCCTGCACGAGCGGGAGCCGATCCCCGCATAGCGAATCAGGAGTGCCGACCTGACTCCTCCGCCCGGCTCCCGCCCGGGTTCGGCACAGCGGGACCTATTCCGATGCACGAGGGCACGACGATGATCCAGGACGATGTTTTCAAGGCCGTTTCCACCACCCCGATGAGCGTCGTCGGCATCGCGGCGGCGACCGGGTTGAGCGAGCGTCAGGTGCGCAATGCGCTCCAGGTGCTGGTCACCCAGGGCAAGGTGCGCCGCCTGCCGCTTGTGCGGCGCTACCACGGCGGGCGCCGGCGCGGCTACTCCGTCTACGCCGCTGCGAGCAAGCGACCGAAGGGCTCCGAGCATGTCGGTGTGCTCGATCTGGTCGGCGCGTGCGAGCGAGCGTTCGTCGGTCCGGGCGGCCCGATCCGGCCCATGGCGACCGAGCGCCGTGAACCGCGGCCGGGCATGTTCCGGCGCGTCTGGTACCGGATCACCCGGGCGCTCGCCACGCCCGCGAGGATCGACCCGTGAAAGACGGCGCACGGAAGGAAAGCCCCAGCCCGCGCACCAGCCCAAAGCCGCCGCCCTACGAGCACGGCAACAAATGCGGCGAGTGCGGTGCGCTGATACCGATGAGCGAGCTTTTCTGCGCGCGCTGCAAGTTCGATTGAGGGTGACGGCATGAGCGACAAGAGCCACATCGAGTGGACCGAGAGCACCTGGAACCCGGTGACCGGCTGCACGAAGGTCAGCCAGGGCTGCAAGCACTGCTACGCGAAGCATCAGGCGTGGCCACGGCTGAAGGCGAGCCCACAGACCGTTTATTTCGGCCGCGAGTTCGAGGACGTGCAATGCCATCCGGAGCGGCTGGATCAGCCGCTGCGGTGGACCAAGCCGAGGCGGATCTTCGTGAACTCCATGTCCGACCTGTTCCACGAGGCCGTGCCGGAGAGCTTTATCGACAGCGTGTGGGCGGTGATGGCGCTCGCTCCGCACCACACGTACCAGATCCTCACCAAGCGCCCCGAGCGCATGCGCAACTACCTCACCCATCCGGAGCGCTATCAGCGCGTGTTGCGGGCGGCGGATCCGTTCCGCCAGATGCGCCCCAAGCTCGGCGGCATCGGCATCAGCGATCCGGCTTCGCCCGCATGGTGGCGACAGGTGTGGCTCGGCGTCAGCGTCGAGGACCAGGCCACCGCCGACGAGCGCATCCCGCTGCTGCTGGACACGCCGGCGGCGGTGCGGTGGATCAGTGCCGAGCCGCTGCTGGGGCCGGTGGACCTGACGCGGTGGGTCCGGCCTATAGCCATGATGGAGCCCGTAAAGGCGCCAGCTACTTGGTCGGAATGGAACGCTGGTGGGCTCTGGCCCGACTGGGTGCCGGAACGATGGCGGCACAACATCGAGAGCTTCTGGGCAGATGACTGGAGACGCGGGCCACGCGCATGGCTTCAGAGTGCCATCGACCAGAACGCCGCACCTCATGGCGCCATCATGACCAGCACGGACCCGCTCGTGGGCAAGGGGCCTGTAACGGGACGTTTTCTGCACACATGGAACAACATGTGTGTGCTGGTGGACGAAGCCGGCGAGGCGCATGTTACGTCAACGCCACACGCCGGATTGATCGACTTCAACGCCCCGAAGTCTTCCTCGTATCAAGGCGTCCAATGGGTAGTCGTCGGCGGCGAATCCGGCCCCAACGCCCGGCCAACCGTTATAGGCCACGTCCGTGAAATCGTGCAGCAGTGTAAGGCAGCAGGTGTTCCAGTGCTCGTGAAGCAACTCGGCGCGCGCCCAACTAACCGCGAGGGTATGCCGCATCCGCTGAAAGACCGTAAAGGCGGTGACATCAGCGAGTTTCCGGAAGACATCCGAATCAGGGAGTACCCCGCATGAATCGTGATCACATGATTCTTAACCTGATCGCTAATGGGCGCCTGCGCGTAGACGCGAGGCAAGGATTGGTGTTCGCCCCTAAATCGAACACTCCAAACAAACCGTGCGGGGCAATCACAAAGAAAGGTTACGTTCGTATCTGCCTGAACGTTAACGGCAAACAGTTGCACTTCATGGCGCATAGGATCGTTTGGGTAAGTGTTAACGGACCGGTGCCGGACGGCCATCAAATCGACCACGAGAATACGGCCAAGGCCGACAACCGGATCGCGAATCTTGAATGCGTTACCGGTCTAGAAAACATGCGGCGCGGCGCTGAAAAGGGATGTTTTAAAAACGTTGGTCGCCGCGACGGTATCCGCGATGAAAAAGGCAGGTTCGGCAAGAAGCGCGCCGGCCGCCAACTCGACGGCCGCACCTGGGATGAATACCCCGAGGTGCCGGCATGAAACCCCAACGCATCCAGCTGCGCCGCGCCAAGGGCTGGCGGATACCAGAGAACACCGTGAAGGTGGACCGCACCACCCCGTGGGGCAACCCGTTCCGGGTCGGTCGGGACGGCACCCGCGCCGAATGCGTGCGGCTGTACCGCCTGCTGCTGGCCGGAAACCTGTGCCTTTCGACCACCAACGGCCACGAGCAGATGGAGACGCTGCGGCACGTCGCCGAGCACCTGCACGAGCTGCGCGGCAAGCACCTCGCATGCTGGTGCCGGCTCGACGAGGCGTGCCACGCCGACCTGCTGCTCGAGCTCGCGAACCGGGAGGCCTCATGAATCGCAGACGAGGTGACGGCATGAAGGCGCGACCGATTCTGTTCAACGGACCGATGATCAGGGCGCTGCTTGCGGGCAGCAAGACGCAGACGCGGCGGGTGGTGAAGCCGCAGCCAAACAGTGGCCCCAATGGGGAAATGGTCTGTCTTGGCGGCGAAGAGTGGGGTCTGCTTGATGGGATTTTGTCCGGGGACTGGCGCTGCCCCTACGGCCGCCCCGGCGACCTTCTCTGGTGCCGCGAGACGTGGGCGCACGTCCACGGGATAACCCAGCGGCCGGCGGCGATATATCGGTCGGACCCCATGTACGACGGATGCAAGCCGGGCGACTTCCCTTGGCAATGGCGACCGTCAATCCACATGCCCAGGTGGGCCAGCCGAATCACGCTGGAGATAACCGACGTGGCCGTGGATCAGGTGCAGGAGATCAGCGGCATAGACGCTCGGCGCGAAGGGGTGTCGGTCCCGGCACATATCCCACACGACGGCGCCGATCTCTACTGGGCACGGCGGGAGTTTCGGTCGCTATGGGACTCAATCAACGCCGCTCGTGGCTTCGGGTGGGACGCCAACCCCTGGGTCTGGTGCCTGTCATTCCGACTGATCGAGGCCAACGTCGATGACGTGATGTCGGATCCGAAGCGGTATGGCTTGGGGGTGCCGGCATGAAGCGTTACCGCCTGTGCCTGAGCGTTACCGGGTTCCTGCGCAACAACCGGTTCCCGGATGACTACGAGGGCGTATTCAAGCAGGACGATGGCTTCGAAATGGAGCCGATCACCGCATACAACTATCTGATTTCGGAGCTAGCGCACGGCCGCAAGGTGATCCCCTGCTCCAGCGACTGCGGCAACCCCTGCCCGAACGCCGACAAGGGTTGCACCGGGTTCGATTATGCCGGCGGCGGGTGTCCGGGGTTCGAAATTCCAGCAGATGAGGAGGTGGCCCGATGATCCGCCGCCTGCTCTACCGCTACACCGCCGGGCGGCCGTGCCGGCTGATCTCACGCGACGGCGAGAGTCGCTATCTCGAGCGTTACTACGTCGGCCAGCTGCTCGGGCTCACCGTCTACCTGCACCGGTTCGTCGCGGAGGACGCTGACGAGGAGGTGCATGACCATCCTTTCCGCGCCCTCGCCCTGTGCCTCGCCGGCGGCTACGAGGAGGAGCGCGCGGTGCTCTGCGGCCGCACCGGCTGGCAGAGCCGGTATCGCCGCATGCGCCCCGGCCGGATCAACTTCATCGGTCTGCGCACCTTCCACCGTATTTACCGCACTCGGCCGGAAACGTGGACACTGTTCGTCCACGGCCCACGGCGGAAGGGCTGGGGGTTCCTGAAGCCGATCTTCGACGACGACCTGTTTGTCAGCGGTGTGCTCTACCACCAGCCGTTCACGCTCACGCGCGGCGAGTGGTGGCGCACCGCACCCCTGGGCCGGGATGCCGGCCGGGAGCCGATGGCATGAGCCGCCGGGCCCCCTGCTACAACCGGCCGGCCTACCGCGACTCAATACTGGTTCGAGACGGCGCAGAGGTGAGGCGCGTCGACAACCGCATGAGCCGCGAGTGCCGGAGCCGGGAAACCGTAGAAGAACAGCTCGGCTGCGACTGCACCGGATGCAAGTGGAGGAAAGATGCCTGACGCATACCCCCTGTCATGGCCCCAGGGCTTCCCACGAACCCGGCCAACAGACCGGCAGCGCGCCCGGTTCGGACAGCGTGGCTCGCAGGGCTGGGGCGTGAAGCCGCTCAGCGTGGCGCAGGCACGCGATCGGCTGCTCGCGGAGATCAGCGCGTTCACTCGCGCCGGGAACCCGTGGCGGATCGACCCCAACGAGGTCGTGGTCAGCTCGGACCTCCCGACGAGAAAGGACGGTCTGCCGCGCTCTGGTGCACGCGAACCGAATGACCCGGGTGTCGCGATCTACTTCCACCTCGACGGCGAGCCCTACTGCTTCCCGTGCGACGCCTGGGACCGGGTGGCCGACAACATTGCAGCCGTTGCCGCCCACCTCGGCGCGATGCGAGGAATCGAGCGCTGGGGAGTCGGCGACCTGAGGCAGGCGTTCACCGGCTGGAAGGCGCTACCGGATCCGGAGAGTGCCGGCGGCCGATCATGGCGCGACGTGCTCGGTGTGGATCCTGACGCCAGCCTCGACGAGATCAAGGCGGCCTACCTACGCCAGCGCCGGGAGCACCACCCGGATCAAGGCGGGGATGCCGACCGGTTCCACGCCGTGCAGCAGGCATGGCGGCAGGCGCAAGAGGAGTTGCGGGCATGAGCACCCTGCTCCCGGCCACCACCGGCGCCGAGTTCAGCCCCTGCCGCCGCTATCGCTACACGCTGTGGCGGCGCTGGAGCAGTGGCCCTGCGCTGCTGTTCCTGATGCTCAACCCCTCGACTGCGGACGAGACGGCCAACGATCCGACCGTGGAGCGCTGCCAGCGCCGGGCCACCGCGGCCGGCTACGGCTGCCTGTTCGTGGCCAATATCTTCGCCCTGCGCTCGACGGATCCGCGGCATCTCTACACCGCCGACGATCCGGTCGGGCCGGAGAATGACTTGGCCATTCTGTCGTTGGTCCCCGCTTCGGATCAGGTCATCTGCGGCTGGGGCAATCACGGGCGCCTGCATGGCCGCGGTCGCCAGGTGCTGGCGATGCTCCGCGAGCATGGCATCGAGCCCCATTGCCTGCGGGTGACCGGCGCCGGTGAGCCCGGGCATCCGCTGTATATCGGCTACGACGTGCAGCCGGTGCCGATGAGTTTTCAGGAGGACTGACCCATGATCGACACCGAGAGTAGAACAAGCCTTTCGCCGGAGGCAGTGGATTGGCTCGCGAACGGTAAACGAGGCATCAGCAGCAACACGATATTCACCCATCTGACCGGAATCGACGCGATGGGAGGCTGGGGCGGCCGCAGCCACCCCCATGACCCTGCCGATCTTTGGCGCTGCCGGCTCCTGCTTGAGCAGGTGCCCGAGTTCGGTGAGCGTTTGTGCGAGATGAAAACGGCCTCTCCGGTGTGGGCGCGGCTGGTCGCCAAGTGGGGCGAGTTATGTGCGCTGATGGACCGGGAAGCACCGAACTGGCGTAACGGCGAAGGGTTCGCACCGGACACCTACCACGCCATGCGACTCCTGATTGAAGGCAAGAATGCCGACGCACTGCTGACCGCCCCGGAGAACTGAGACATGACCATCGACACCCGCGAAATGCGACAGCAGTACCCCGAACACCCCGGCGTTCACGCCCTGTGCGATGAGGTAGAGCGGCTGCGGCGGGAAGGTTCCCCAGGCGTTATGCACGAGGTAGACCGCGCCTTCTACGAGCTGACCGTCAAAGAGCGGGATTACGAGCGACACAAAGCGTTCCGGCTAGAACAGGAGCGAGACGCAGCCGAGGCCCGGGAGGAGCGGCTGGAGGCGGAGTGCCAGGCCTTGCGCGATGCGCTGGAAGTGATCGCCCAGCGCTCATCCGAACCGGCAACCGTCGAGGTCGCCCGCGTGACACTGAACTGTGCCGCCGGCAATGAGAGCGACGGCGCGGTGAGGATGCGTGTCGGCCGCCTCGACTGTGAGCCTGGTGCGACCACGACCGCTGCCATCAGTCACCGGCCGTTTCAGCATCCATACGAGCGGCAACGTGACAAGCCCGAAGGGCGGGAGGAGTGATGACAAAGCACTACGCAAGCCGGAACCCGAGATCGCTGGAGCCCCATTTCTCAGCACACATGCTCGCGATGACAGCGGAGGGCTTGGACGACAAAGCCGATATTGCTGCTGAGCTGGCGTATCGGGATCAGGCTATTACGGAGCTGGCACGGCTACTGCGCAAGGCCGAGCCCGATGTCGGTTGCGGTGGTCTACGGTTCGCTATCCTCCGCGCCCTCGACCGCCTTGAGCAGAAGGAGCAGAACGATGCCTAAAACCATGCTTACCGCAACCGCCCTCGCCGTGGCCCTTGCCGGCTGCTCCACGGACGCTGACGTTGCGTCCTACAACCTGTCGAAAGCCGCCGAGCAGTTCGAGATCGAGCGCCGGGTGGTGTTCTACAACGGGATCACCGGCGATTACATGCTCACCATCCAGGGCCGCTGCTCCATCGAGGCGGATGGGGCCGACAACCAGCTGGAGGTCACCTGCAAGACCGGGCCGAGCACCTACAAAAAGCACTACCTCGGGCTCTCCGACAACGTGACGTACTTCGCCGAGCAGATCGGCTACGCCGAGGTTGACGTGTACCGGTATCACGTGGTGTTCAAGCCGGAATCCATCGTCCCCAATATCGACCTCGAAACCAGTTTCGACGATCGCCCCGGCGCCTGATGCAGGAGCAGAACGATGCTGAAACGAAGTGAATTGGCGGCGTTGCGGGACGCCTGCCTGCACACGGAGTTCCGAGACCACCTGACCGCCCTCCTCGAGCGCTGGCCGGAGGGTCATGTTCTGGTGCCGGCGGAGCCTACCGGATATATGCGCGCGTGCGGATTATCGGCGCTCTACTCTGCTCAGTCCTTCGCTCCCGCAGAATTGAGCCAAACCTTCCCTGCCAGTTCCTGCTACCTCGCGATGGTAGCCGCCGCACAGGAGGAACAGCGATGACCGTGGATGACGCCACCCTGGAGCGCATGGCTCGCGCTCACGACCGGGAGCGGGCGGCCGTGGAGGCGATGGAGAAAAGCGCATAGGCGTCGCTTTGCCTGCTCATCGCCATAAAAGGGAATGAGGATCGGATATCGTGCTGCGTTGGGTCACCGTCAAGAAATTCTGCGAACTCTCCGGCTATGGCGAGGACGCGGTCTACACCAAGATCAGCCGCGGCGTCTGGGCGCGTGATGACGTGTGGACCAAGGCACCCGATGGCCGGACGCTCATCAACCTTGAGAGATTTGACGCTTGGGTAGAGACGGAAGCGGCGTCCGACCGGGGTCGGCCAGCAGCATCGAAATCACCTTCCAGTATCAGGGGGTCAGGTGTCGCGAGCGGATCGCGCTCAAGCCCACAGCCGCTAACCTGAAACGCGCCGAGCGGCACAAGATCGCCATCGAGGAGGCCATCGCCGACGGCACGTTCGACTACGCCACCACCTTCCCCGACTCCAAGAACGCCTCCCGCTTCGCGCCACCCGCGCACCGGATTCCGCTGCAGCACTACGTCGATGATTGGCTCGCGCGCGTGAAACCCACGGTCGCCGACAGCACGTACCACGGTTACGAGAAGGACGCGGCGTTCGTGAAGCGGGGGCTCGGTTCGATTCCGGTGGTGGGAATCACAATCCCGGTGCTCGACAACTGGTTCCGCACGCACGCCTGGCGCCCGAAGCGCGCCGCCAACATCAAACTCGTGATCGTCCAGGCGCTGCAGTGTGCCGTGCACGAGGAGGTCATCGCGGAGAATGTCGCCCGGCAATTCAAGCCGACGATCCAGAAGGCGAAGCAGCGCCGCAGCGCCCAGGAGATCATCGACCCGTTTACCGTGGAGGAGCAGCGCGCCATTCTCCACGAGCTCGACCGCATACACCCGCAGGCGCGCGCGATCTTCCAGTTCGCGTTCTGGACGGGGCTGCGCCCGAGCGAGGCGGTTGAGTTGTACTGGTCGGACGTGGATCTGGAGGCGAACAAGCTACACGTGCGCCGGGCGCGCACACGCGAGGCTCTACGGGCACACGACACGAAATCGGAGGCGGGCGAGCGCGTGGTTGACCTGCTTGAGCCGGCGCTCGAGGCCATCGAGATCCAGAAGCGCTACACCTCGGAGACCGGTCGGCATGTCTTCCATGATCCGCGCTACGATGAGCCGTGGCGGGGGCACCAGGAACTGCGCGTGAAATTCTTCCAGCCCGCCTGTCTCGCGGCAAAGGTGCGCTATCGCAAGCCCTACCAGACGCGGCACACGTTCGCCTCCACCCTGCTGCGCGCCGGCGAGGACATCGCCTACGTCTCCCGGCAGCTCGGGCACGAATCCATCGAAATGACGATCCGGCACTATGCCCGATTCATGCCTCATGAAGGGGTAGACGGAAGGAAGGTCGAAGCACTCTGGCGGGAGCAGTTGAAGGGACGGTTCGAGGCGAATAATGACGACAAAACGCCAACTCGAAAACACATTATAAGTTAA